CGGTTGGCGTCACAGGCGATCCAGTACACCTCGTGGATCTCTGAACGCTCATCGAAATACTGGTTTCCACCAGTAGCGTCGTTTTCTTGGTCGTTTTCGGTACTTCCGTCTTCCGCGGTCTGGTCTGCGAACATTTTAGTTTGGGTAGCAACTGCATGGTCATCTGCCAATACGTCGATCAGAAAGGAAGTGGGTTAGAGCTTCATCACCCAAGTGGAGTCCACGGGACTCGAACCCGCTCGCGTCTCGCTTACCTGATTCGGTCGGCCAACCGGACTCCGATTGTTAACACGGTGAGGTGGCGAAATCTCACCGCGGCCAGCGGCCAAGGTTGCCAGCCTTGTTTAACCGCCAACTCGGTCCTTTTGTACCCCGTCGGGGGCTGTCGTTTTTCAGACCAGACCTAATACTACGCCGAGGAATCGAACCTCGAAATACCATTCGTAGCACGGGACCGGGAACCACCCAGTCCCACGAAAGGGGGTCGGAGAGTGTGACGGGGGCACGGTGCCCCCAGCACCTCGAAAGGAATCGAACCTACCGAGGCTAAACCGCGTTGACGCTGGTGTTCACGGTGGTTTCACAGTTTGGGCACTTTTGGATCTTCTCGAAAATGTTGAACTTTTGATCGCAGTTCCAACACTTCGCAACTCCACGGAGTGTCATGTTACCGCCAGCTATACACTGCACGCCGATACCGAGCGGGCCACGCTTCCGTTTTGTCCGAGCAGTACATCTCTCACTGACGGTCGGCGTAGGACTTTTCAGCCTTTTTCTTCACCGCGTCGGAGGCCGTCGGTCGGGTAGCTGACTTCGCCATTACGCCTCGACCTCCGGAATCTCGATCTCCTCGATCTCGGTGACCTCCTCACCTTCGTGGTATACCGTCGCCTCGGGGTCTTCGAGGGCTTCTTCCACGAAGTATCGGATGCTGGTGTCTCGCTCTGTGCCATTCTCGAACGCAATCGTGACTTCTCGGATTAGGAGTTTATCTTCCATCGAAAGGTGCCCTCCGGGTATGTTAGCCCTTCATTGAGCAGTAACTCACGGAGAATCGAACTCCGAAAACGTCACCAGACTGAGTTAAATATTGAGGTGTTCTATTGCTTCAGTTGCACCGTCACGACCGAGGATTTCGATGAGTGCCCGAACTCTGTGGGCGGCGAGATTGGTACCCGTGTCCATCTTCACCACGTCGGCCTCGGTCTGAAACTCACCGAAGTTCATCTGTAATGGTGAATCGCGTCCCGAAGAACCGCCTCGTCGTAGTGATCTCGGTGAAGGTAGTGGGCCAGTTCGTAGTCATGGTACCCCTCCGGGTTCTCGATGGTGTCAGTCTTCACGAGAACCATGTTGTAGTCGTGCTGTAGGCCGAGGTGGGTGTCGTGCTGGGCGATCTTCGCTTCCCGCGGATACCCGACACTCACTAACGCATGACCGATAGGACTCATTTTGAAGTCCGACTTGTGAGGTGCCTGATCTGCCATTGCATGGGCCATCTCAGCCATCTCAGTCGGTGATAAGTCGTCACGGACTCGATCTCGATGCGGCTTGATGGACCGACCCGTAGCCATCTTGATGATTTCGTTGAACGTTACCTGCGGCTCGTCGTCGGTGGGTTCTTCTGCGAACATTGTTACGCTTTGACTGAAACTTCGTTGATTGCATCGGCCTTCGACTCGGGCCGAGCGTCGATCTCCGTGATAGTTGCACCAGTGAAAGTACCCATCTGCTGGGTGGTGGACTGACTGTAACCCTCCCACCCAGTGAATTTGAACACTTTCCCGTTCGGGGTACGGAAGCCGTACACAGCCCATCCGTAGCCCCACAGAATGGCCGATCCATCCGAGAACGTCTCTATTTCCATGTTATTCGCCTGTCCTGACCCACCGCCGTTGTAGAAACGGCTGGTGAGATCGTTGTTACTTAGCGTCATAGGACTCTCCAACCCCTCAAACCACTGCGGTTATCATCGGGAAGGCCGAGGGAGGGAATCGAACCCTCACTTAATCCAACTCGGGGGTTACTCTGATGATTTTCTAATAGCCTCAGCCAAATCTCGGGCTTCTTCGATGGTATCAGAGGCCATTAGAGCCTTTGTAGCGGCACAAGCGTTGTTCATACCGTTTTCATTAGGGTGGTCCATTAGAAAGCGTAGGGTTCGTCGTGATCGACACTGTTGTCCTCCGGTTCTACCGGGTGACCACAGTTTTCGCAGGTGTTCGTCTCACTATCTCCCTCAAGCTGATCTTGAGCGGCACCGCAATTCTGACAGAAACCAGTCTGTGCTGAAGGTGATTTTTTCATGTTAGTAAGGGTTCATGCCGACTGCACAGGCGAAACAGGGAACCGCCGAGTGCTTACTATACCACGTTCCACACTGGGGACACTCCTGAACCTCGCCTTCTCCGTAGATTTCTTCCGCTTCCTCTTTCGACCGGGGCGGAGACTTCCTGCGGGTCATATCCGCTTCACCGCGCTTGCCCAAATTGCGATTCCGAAGTCGCAATGTCGGCAGTTTTTAGCGTCTTCTTGTACCTCTCGGTAACAGTTGGGACACTTTTTCACAGGTCGATCCTCGTTCGTTCCAGGTCGATCTTTTCAACCGACTGGGGGTGGAGTTCTGAGTTGATCTCACTGATCTCCTCGTCGGTGCAGTGACCGGCGACAAACAGACTTGCACCGACTACCCGAACTTCGTTTGTGTTGACGATACCTTTCACCGTAACCATCGCCTCAGGGATCTTGAGACTCATTGATCTCGGAGATGTTGCGAGGCTTCTTCGAGGCTGTAGAACGTTTTTCCACATTCACATTTGTACTCAACCTCGGAGTTCCAGCCACCATGAATGTCAGTTGAGACACATTCTACGTCACCAGTTTCCTCGTTGAGAACGTGCGTTTCGTCGTACTTCACCGGATACTCTGATCGTGTTACCTCGTGTTCCATTGTCAGTCGTCCTCCCTCGGTTCGATTTTCAGCATGATTCGGTCGGCGTCTTTGTCGGTGTCATGTTGCCACACGTCGCTGACCATTAATCCCATCTCCTCGATTTCTTCAATGGTTTTGAACGTGAAGCCTTTTCGCGGAACCGATACTCGGAGAACTTTCGGTGAGTCCTCGGTGAGTCTCGGGTTCGTGACCTTCGGCTTGTGATATTCACCGTCCGGCGACAGCCACTCGGTTGAAGTGACTATCGCGTGCGTGACCTCGACGTAGTTGGTGATCCGCTTACTCTGATCTACTAACATTTCTTCACCGTTCCGAGTTGGAAGAACTTGCGAGCGTAGGCCATCGGTGACTCGGCTATCGCATCGCAGAACATCTCAGCGGCTTCTTCTGTGTCGAGAATCGGTGACTCGAACAGTTTTTCGTGCGCGTACTCGTCGTGATCTCCGCTGACCTGGAAGGCTACTCTATAAAAGGTGCCGTCCAAGTTGTTGACTTCATCTATTCGGAGGAGAACCGGCCTCTCCTTATGTCGGTACATCCGGACTACGTTGTCACTGTGAGGTAGACCGTTGCCTACCTCCCAGTCGTCGTGGTTGACTAACATCGCAAAACACTCTCCGACCCCAGCTAATGCTGGGAGTCCCCGCCGAGGAGTCGAACCTCGGTCTACCGTTCGGGGTGGAACTCGGACTTCACGTTGTTCATGTACTGCTTGGCGAGCTGATTGAAGTGGTTCGTTAGCCACTCATCGGTGTTCCCCTGTGCCTCGAACGCCATGATGCCATCTCCTGCCGCTAAGGACGACTCCCAAGCGTAGAGGGGATGACGATACCAGTCGAATGAGTCTCCACTCAGTGACCAGTAGAGCGTATTCTCGGAGTGTTCGGGTGCATCTCTCTCGATCTGCTCGAACTTGTAGAGGGAGATGTCTACCGTTGTTTTGTTGTCTGTCCAGTTGGGCTTATCCTCGGCCCACACTGAAGCATAGAAGAATCCATCGTCTTTCTCGATGGTATCAGGCTGTTCGTCAGCCTCCACTAAATGACCGATAACCGTGTTACGGCTATGGTCGTACACTTTTATCTCGATCTCGTCGTGGGCATTGACCCACGCTTCAACGTCGTATCGCTTGTGTTCGTAACTACTCATTATAGTAGAATTGCTCTACCATTGATAATGGTTCCGGTTTTGTTCAATGAACTATGCTACTCGAAAGTCGTCACTTATGGTCCGTCGTCGTCATTATCCGACATAATACACCTCCGACCTCGGGTGGTTGACCCGAAGTCTACACCACGGCAGGGAGTCGAACCCTGCTACTCCAACGTGGTTACTTCTCTTCGTATTCTTCTTCGATGATCCACTCGTCGGAATCTTTGTTAACCGCGTCACTTACAGCGTCACGTTGCTTCGACTTCGCATTGTTCTGCCAGTTTGACTCGTCACTCATAGGTCTTGGAACAGGTTTCGCGTCTTGCCGCAGTTGTTGCACACTTTACAGACCACCATGACACCCTGCCACTCCTGTAGCATCTTATGGTGATCCTCGTGGTCACACTTCTCGACTTTATCAGCGAGTCTTTCCATACCTCGGGCCATCTCGGGATTATTCCGCTTGAAGCGGGCGGCTCCGTGATCTTCGCTGATCCGCTTCTCCTTATCCCACGGGTGATCCGGCCACTCCGTCACTTGTGGACAGTCCAAGTCGAACTTGTGACTGAACACTCTACAAACGTCACACATTCTAAATGAGTCCCTGCTTCTTCAGCGGATTCTCGCACTCGCACGGTAGTCCACCATCCCACTCGGTTCGGTTACCGTGGGGGCAGGTGATTGATACACTATCGCCTCTCCAACCATCGGGAAGATACGGTTCAGGGTCCATTAGAAGTGACTCCAACGTCGTTCTTTATTGCCCTCTAACGGAGGGAAAGCGGTGCCATGCTCGAACATACGCAATGCTCGATCTTTGGAAGTCTGGTGGGTTCTCCCGTTGATTTTGTACCAGACATACTTTCGACTGACTTCAACTATCTCTGCGATACCATACCGAGCGTCGTTCAGGAGATCACCTCTCGCTAAGAGAGGGTCACCTATCTCTAAGTCTACCATTGCAAAACTCTCCGACCCGTCATCGGGGGGTTTACCCTCGGGGGAGTGACGGTGGGGGAATCGAACCCACGGTTACACCTGAACGGTGCAACATAACCATATGCCGTCAGTTTTCCACACTCGTAGAGTGCGGAGCGATTGGGCGGATAACCGCCCTTCAACAGAGGGGTAACTCTTACGCAAAGCGCAACTCGAACGGAATACCTCGACAGTCTACCTTACCCTATTGCCTACCTCTATCCCACTCACCGTCATAGACCGGATACCTTGCGGCATACCGATCTTCGATTCGGACTATCGTGGGCTATTAACTCGGGTTCACAATGCAGGATAAATCAGCTTCACGACGGTGCTACTCCCTTATAGGGGGCTTGCCGTCACTTGCCTCGTACTGACATGAGACTTGGTTTGTCGGTATCAGCCTGCGTTTCGACGGTTTGTGTGTGTACTAACCACTATGAGCGAGAACCAGTCCTGCCAAGGATGGTGACCTCCCTCGGGCCTTCCACGGGGGTGTGAATCCACTCACTCCCCGCCTAATGTAATAGCTATTGGGACTTACGCGCTGTCGGTTCTCGATGAGGCATATCCCCATCGGTGACCTTGTGAGTTCCAGTATTCTAACTTGATTTCATCTATCGTGTGTGTCGTGGTTCGGCTCGAACGGTGGGAAGCATCTCAAGTCATTAGATAACCCAATGCCGTCAGTATCGCCAGTACCGCACTTCCGGAACAGGGAAGTGCAACCGGTATTATCCCGACCTGCTGGATTGAGGTAGCTTCACTGATACGACTTCCCGAGTGTAGTTTCGGTACTAACCCCGAAGGGGCACTACCACCCGCCAGCAGGACGACTTTGCGCGTCGGTCCACGATTACCGATCACCCTCACAGCTCGGGCTACGCTTTCCGACGCGGTTTTGACCACGCCCTGACGTGCTTACAACAGATTAGCCCCGTCGTCACCGCCGGGAAGGGAGCCGCCAGTACGACTGGCCGCTTCACTTACCTCTGGTGGGTCGGGGGCTAACTACGATATTATCTTTGTCTCACGCTCTCGCGGTTCTACCCGAAGGTTTCGACTACTCAATGAATGAATGTAGACCGTCGTATTGCTTGACCGGACCTTTGCGATCCGCTGGGCTATCCCCCAAGCAGGCTGGGGGACCACTTGTGACTCTCTACCATCGGAGCCTCGTGGCTACTTTCATAGCGGCTCTCGGTTAAGCCCTTCTGCGGGCGGTGCCTGCCCTTCCTGACGTTAACAACGTCGCTACTAAGCAGACTCACCGATACCTTCCCACGGACTTGCCGTGGTACTTCCCTCTTCATTGAACTACTCGCCACTCTTGTAAATCAGCCCATACTCCTTGGTAGACTCTAATGTCAATTTCCATCACCCTTCGCGGTACGTGATCCTTCAAGAGATTTGACTTAACCTGTTGGCAACAGGCGGGCCGCATCGCTCCCTACCAGTGACCCTTGTTTGCTCTCGCGCAGTTTGGTCTGTCCGTGCAAAGCACGGTGTCACGACCTACTTACCGTCAGCGTGGCTTCTTCAGCGTAGCTGACCGGTGGCTATCTCCCTTTGGCTCTCGCCTACTCGGAGCAACCGCTTCCACCGTCACTGGTGTCTCGGAGAAGGTTCTCCGCTACGGTCATCTTCATTCGTGTTAGGAGTGGTTCCCGACTTCCCGAACACAGGTAACTTGAGTTACCACTCAAACCTGTTTGGACTCCTCGAATCCGGCTACTCCCTGTCGGGCCGATTCACCGGTTCAGTTGTAACTGAAGCCCATTTTTGGTCCATTGGTCCATCGCTATCCACGCGGCTGTTACCAGCCGGTGGGGAGACGCTCCTACCGTCCTAAGCCCTTTACCGCGGGCTATTCGGTCACTGCGACCTCGGAGTAGTCACGAAACCCCTACCCCAGTCCTTCGGCTTCAGATGTGACTCTTACTACACCTGTGCTGGTCTTCCGTGTCGTCATCGGTTAGATGCCTCTCGGCGTTTCGGCGCAAACCTACTCCCTCGGACCCTCACTGCACACACATGACTGTGGTGAAGGCTACAGGTCGCAGATCAGTGCGCCCTCCGAGCTTAGACGGATCTAAGCGGGCCATAGTGCGCCCCCCTAACCGAGCCGTGGGGATTCACCTGTAGCTAAGTGGGTTTCGTGCTTAGGACACTCGTTGCGGATGGGTTTACCATCCGGTGCCCGAGGCCCTTCCGGGCCTCCCTCCCTGCCTGCCTGCCTGCATTGAAAGACATGGGTGCCAATGGTATAAACCTGTCGCTACCGGATGAGAACGGTTCACATGATTCGCAAACCCCACCCTAACGTAGATTGCACACGCGGGCGGCTACATCAGCAAAAGCCAGAGTGTACAGAGAGAGCTTCTACCCCGCGTCAGCGTACAGTACAGGAATCAATGCCTGCAAGCATGGACGTGGGCCATGAGTGATGTTAACATGGCAGTTAGAACATCAATGAATCAACAGGATTGCACATAAACGTTAGTCCGCCAGAAAATTTGTGTGGATTTTGAGAGTTGCCAGTGGAGTTCTCACTTCCCTGACACGCGCCCAGGGTGAACCGCGCCAGTGAACCCGCGCACGGCCTTCCTGACGAAATCCGCGCCTTGCACACGCCCAGGAATAACTGTCAGTTCATCCGAAACGCGCCACCGCGAAGCGACGTGTCGCACCGAAGGTAACCGAGATCGTCCTGGCGGAAGCCGTCGAGATCGGAGATCATTGAACAAAGCACCCCCTTATATACCTCCCCCCACCCTATATAAAGGGTTGTTTATTGTTTATAGTAGAAGAGGCAGTCGGACAGCACGGTAACAGTTACGTTAAAAGAAGCTGTTACAAGCGCGGTTACCCGGTACGGGAAAGAGTGGCGGTTGTTGCTCCTTCCTGACGTTAACAGCAACGTATTACGTTTACTGTTAACAGTACAGTATACCTGCGCTTGTAACGACCCGCCACAAGTATCTCATTTCAATGGCCGCAGGTGAACTGACCGGTTGGACAGCAGAGGAGCTGAAAGACCTTCGTTCCGACTTCGAGGGCACGCCAGTTCACCAGTCCGGGGTTCACTTCGAGACTGCGTATTGTCTCAACAAAATCGGGAAACAACCGGACGAGTACGATGGACCTCAACGGTTTTGTGTCAATCGTGCGAAAAAATATGAGGATGACGACGGGAAGGAGCAGTACGCCCCGGCCTGCCGCTTTCATGGTGGTCGGAAAGGCGATACTGCCGACGAAAATCTGGAAAAGTTAGCCAATCTGTCGCACGGGTACTACGCTATGCAGGAACATCTACTTGAAGACTTGAGTGACGAGGAGGAGGAAGCGTATGAAGAGATCATGGAGCGTGGTGCCGAAAAGGGCATTACACGCGAGAACGATTTCTTCTCTTGGGAGTCACTTCAGTCGCTTGCCCTCAACATTGTAACCGACCGACGGTTGCGAAAGACGATCAACGACGAGGGCGTCGTGCGAACGGTTAACGAATACTCGGCGCAGGGTGAACTCCTCGATCAGCAAGAAGAGGAACATCACCTTCTCAAGATTTCTCAGTCTCAGCGGCGACTTATCGAGAAACTGAAAGAAAACCTCGGGTTGACTCGCAAGCACCAGGACGAGATGGAAGCCATCGAGGAAGGTGGCCGGATCGAGTTCCTTTCCGAGGGCATGGAATCTGCCCTTGAGGATGGTGAGGAGTACGATCCCGAAGATTGGGAAGATGAGGAGTCCGGTTGACACTGCGGTTCGGGAATTTTCTGCTGGCTACGCGATAACCGAGTTCAATCTTGAGCTTGGTAACCACCAGTCGGTTCAGATTTCGAGTTACCGAGCGGAAGACATCCGTGAATGGTGGTTTGAACAGGGTGCGGGCGGCTCCGTTCCTGTCGTTTTGCGCGGCGATAACCGGCATCTGGTTCCCGAAGAAGACGACGATCTCGCTTACGAGACGTTGCGGATTCCAACTGATATGACGGATGAACGAGGATCGGCCTCGTTTCTGATCCCAAATGAGCAACACACGCGGCTTCTGATGGGCTTCGATCAATGAGGGACCCAATTACCTCGGAAGGAGGAAAGATCGCTCAGGAGCCGCCACAGGAGCAAATCTACGTCGAGGAGTTGAACATGGGACGTGGCGAAATCGGTTGCTACGTCGAGTGGAAAAATCTTCGCGACGGATGGATTCTTGCTGAAAACACGGATTCTTTCGTTTCTGTTGACAATCATAGATGATAAATCAGGAGTTGGCCGAGAAGTTCTCCAACAGCACCGGGCACGACCTGGAAGAGTTGGTAGAACGATGGCGCGGGGCACCTGAGAAGGTCGCTGAAGACCTATTCCAGGCTCAGAACCCAGACACGGGTGAAATGGAGTCTATTGAGGTGTTTCCGTATCAGGCTCAATTCCTTCATGCGTATTTCTACAGCGATTCCACGATTCTGAACTGTTATAAGGGTCGTCGGATCGGGATGTCCTACGTTGCCTGTATTGCGATCATCATTGATGGCCTTCGGCACAAGAATATGGAGTTCCCTATTCTTGCGACGAAGAAAGAGCAGGCTCAGGACCGTATAGAGGACATTGAGACTATTTTGAAGTCCTCACCGTTGCCGTTTGACGATTTGGTAGACACGAACAACAAAGGGGAGATCATCCTCTATAACGGGTCCACTTTCAAGGCATATACGGCAAATCCCGACAATGCGCGTGGGATCACCGCGAGAACGGTGTTTATTGACGAAATGGCCTTCGTTGAGGATCAGGAGAAGGTCATCGAGGCGTTCATGCCGACGATCTCCTTGGGTTCCAAGGGGAAGCTCCTCCAGATTTCGACGCCAAAAGTCTCTAATGACTTGTTCATGGAGACGAATAAGCGGGGTCAGGAGGGTGCAGACGACGTTGTTGCGATTAAACAGCCGACGTTCAAGAACGCTGACGACATTGACATCGAGATCCCATTAACGGATCAGCCCGCTGAGGTCGTCAGACCGGATATGAACGCCCGGACTTTCGAGTCTCAGCGACTTTCAGACCCGCAAGGGTTCGCACAAGAGTACCTGTGTCGTCCAATTTCGGACGAATATCGGTTCTTTTCAGGGGATTCCGTGGAAAGGGCACAGGAGCGCGGCGCAGTTGACGATTACTCATACGGAGCGTATGTTGGTGCTGAGAAGGGCGGCTTGATGGTCGCGGGGATCGACCTCGGGGCTTCAGGTGACGATACGGTCATCTCAGTGTTTGAACATACGGGGAAACGTCGTTATCTCCGGTACCACGAGGTTGTTACCAAACAGACGCTCCAGCTATCTGGTATTCGGGACCCTGACAGAGGGAACCCGAACCATTTGATTACACGGTTTCAGGACTTGCAGGATCAGTTGAACATTGACCACATGGTCATTGACGCAACTGGGATGGGCAAGTTCTTCGATTCTAACATTACGAACGTCCTCGGTCGTGGTGTTCACAAGTTCGATTTCAACAACCAGGAAGCCTGGTTTGACATGGCTGGTGACCTCAACGCGGCCCTTCGTGAGGATATGGTCACCCTGGTCCCTGACGATGATATGGAGGATCAGTTGAAGTCGATGGTGAAAACGCAAGACGAGGATTGGAAAAAGCCGAAACTGACCGGGAAAAACCACTCCAAAGACGGGAAGGACGACATCGCGGTGTCGTTGATCCTCGCGGCATACCCGGTAATGCTCAACTCGCAACGATCACAGCGGATGCACGCGGCGGAGGATGACGAATATGTCCCCGCTGAAGGTGAATTTAGGCCCGGCCCCGATGGTCGGGTGAAGTCACAGTCGGGAACGGCGGTTCACCAGCAGTCGGACAGAACAGCCAACCGAAATTACACGGGCGGGAAAAACCGTACCGGTTCGGCGTATAGCACACGAAGTGTATCGCGGACGGGCGACAGTAATCGCTCATATAAACGCCGTCATGGACGACGGCGATGATTTACTAAATGACTGAAGGACAATCTGAGACATATAACCTACTTCGAGAGGCCGAGAACTCTGGCGCTCTCGATTTCGCTCTGGAGTCTTCTAAAGCGGTTGTTCAGACGACCGGAGCGGGTTCATCTCCCCGTCCTGAAGGTCCGCCTGAACAGCGAATTGAGGAGTTTCGGACGATCTACGACACTGACCCGCTTGTTGGTCAGGCTGTCGATAAGATGGTCGAATACCTCGTCGGTTCCGGGTTCAACATTGAACCCCGAAATGTCCCGTTCACGGACACGGAACAGACCGCTGAGGATATTGCAGACCTGAAACGCCTCGTTGAACTGTCGGATTTTAACGGAAAACTGATCGAATGGGTCAAACGGGCCGTCGTTGACGGTACCGCGTTCCTTGAACTTGTCTGGAACAGCGAAACTGACGAGTTTGAGCCAAATCTTCTTCCGACCCTCGATATGGAGATTCAGCCCGACGAGTATGGGAATGACGGTAAATATATTCTCGATACCAGCGGGCAAGACGGTGAAGTAGAATACGAATCTCACGAAGTTGCTGTTCTTCGGTTTTACCGACAGCCGAAGGAGATGTGGGGTCATTCCTTCATCGAGCGTGCCCAGGAGCAGACGGATATGCTTCGTGACATGGAGATCGACATGGCGCGGTTCATCTCCACGAAGGCGTATCCGCCTATTCTCTGGAAGCTCGGTGACGCCGACAACAACATCCACTGGACTGACGATCAAATCGAGGGCTGGTTGGACACCGTTGAGAATATCGAGCCAGATTCGATGCTCGCGGCAGGAGACGACGTTGATTACGATGTCGTCGGTTCCACTTCGACCAGCTCTGAATCTGGTGTGATGAACCTCGACGGGACGTTCACGCACCTTCAAACGAGGGTGGCAACCGCGTTCGGTATCCCCGCCTTCTTGCTGAATCTCGATGCAGGTACCGGGCGCAATGATTCGGTTACACAGATGCCGTCGTTTGATCGGCGGATTCAGGCCCTCCGGGTTCCGATCCAAAATGCGGTGGAACAGCAGATTTTCCGTTCCATCATGGGTCACCCGGACCCTGAGAACTTTACTGACATGGTTCCCCGGTTCGAGTTTGGGGAACATTCGTCCGAGGAAGAACGTCTTGAAACGGATGAGGCGCTAAAGCTGTTCAATAACGGATTTCTCACTCGTGAGGCGTTCGCCCAACGGGTCGGTATTGATCCCGAGGTCGAAATGCCAACGCAGGAAGAACTAACGTCTGAAATCATCCCAGTGATCCAGCAGTTAGCCGGATCTGGTGATGATATTCAGAATCCCGAGGGTGGGGCACCAACCGATACTGGTGGCGGTGCAGATAGTTCGGGTGGTGAAGTGAAATCACGGCAGAACCCGGAAAATGACACTTCTGATGATGACAGTCGAAATCAGCAGAGTGTAGATAACGAGTAAGATATGGACGACGAAGAAACTAATCAACTTGATGATATTCATTCTGAGGTAAAAGGTTCTCATGCTCAGTTAGGTGCAATCAACGAACGAACACTGAGTATTCAGAGACAACTGGAATCAATTTCGGAAGAAGTCTCTGAGAATGAACAGGAAATAGACAAATTACAGGGTAAAGTGAAACGCAACACCACCGTCGTCGGTGGAATTTCTGGTGGGGTTGCGATGATAACGATGTGGTTTGCGGATAAGGTCACGCGCGTACTATGACTACACAAACAGTTGATGGCGGCGATCTCGGGGATCTTAGCTTCTCCATTGATCTCTCTTCCCCCGGTCAGAACGCCCTTGAGGAAGGATTCAACCGATATGGTGTCAAAGACACCGAAGATCGTGTTGAGTTTGTCTTCGAGGCGATGCAACCGGGGATGCGAAATGGGTTCAAGATCACCGAAGACTTCCTGAAAACGGTCGCGTCTAACTTCGAGAAGGAGGCACCCGCCCAGGTTGACCATGATCGGTCAATGTTGATGAACGCCGGACGGATCACTGATATGTGGTTCTCAGACGGTGCCCTTCGGCTTCGGGGTTACGTTCCCAAAACGGGAGCAGACACTCATCAGGAGTTCGTTGATCGGTTTACATTCGATCCCCCGCAGGTTCAGAATGGATCTGTGGGCTTCGGGATGCAGTTCGAGCTTTCCGAAGATGATGATGGGAACCCGATGCCGGTCGATGGAACGATGCAGGAGTTCTCCTTCCTGCCGTTTCCCGGTGGATATGACGAATCGACTGGTGGCCTAAAAGCTCAGTTCGAGGAGGCATATCAGCAGTATAGAGAGGACTCTGAGCCTGACATGGAAGAACTGGATGAAGTCTACGAAATGTGGACTTCGATGGTCAACATGGATAACGACCAGATGGAGCGTTGGGACGAACATCCTTGCGCCGACGAAATGGTCGATAATGGCGAAAGTATTCGGGATGAAACTCTGATGTTGATGGGTAGCCCGAAAGAGAGTTGGTCGCAGGAAAATGTCGATATTGCGAATCAGGTTATCGACTTTATTGCGACTGAAACTGAAAAAGATCCAGAGAACCCCGAAGAAGGCGGACCTGGGACTTGTCCCAGCCGGTGGGCGGTTAACCTATTGAATCGGGGATATAACCCATTTCAAGATTTCCCCTCAGGGAATCCGCAGTTTAGCGAGGAGGGGGACGAAAACGATGATGACGCTCCGGATGGAGTCGAGTCCTTTGATGTCCGCCTCGACACGGAAACACTATACAACTTAGATAACATGAGTTTTCAGCGAATTGATTTTGACGAGCTTCCCGACGACCTCCCGGAAGAGGTTGCGGAGTTCGTCTCGAATATTGAAGAACAGCACAAGTCCAACGTCGAGTTCATCGAATCGGTGACCGAAGACAAGGAGGAAGCCGAGACGGAGCTTCAGAACTATAAGCAGGATCTCGCAGAGGATCTTGCAGAGCGCGAGGCCGTTCTTTTCGAGGCCGACGAGCTTGCTGAGTTCTCGATGTCCCGCCTTCACAAGCTGGACGAGGATTCGGCACAGTTCGACGCTTCTGCTGGTGAAGCGGACGAAGAGGATGATGAAGAGGAAGGCGCTGACTTCGGGAAGCAGGAACGGAAGTCGGGCGACTTCACTCAGGAGCGGGTTGACAGCCGGGCCAAGGAAGGTCTGGACAGTATCCCCGGCATCGCCACGGAGTAATTTTACGGAGATAATATACAATGGTTGACGTTAACGTCGCAAGTAACACGGAGTACATCGAGAATCGACAGTCCAGCGGTGCTGTTCAGTACGAGTGTGATGAGGGTGACCTCGTTGCAATCGACTCGAACGGTGACGTTGTTGAGGCTGACGCCGCCAATGGCGTTTCCGGGAAGGCTCGTGGGGTCGTCACTGGTCCCGCTCGTGATCCCTCGAAGTACGGGAGCGACTTCATGGAGACGCAGTTGGTTGTCGAGAGTGAATACGATCTCGTCGGAGAGGCCCGGAAGACCTTCTTCGAGTACGGGATTCGTGTTCGGAACGCAGATCAGGACTGGAACTTCACCCCTGGAGCAGACATCTATCTGGCCGAGGGTGGGGGTTACACTGAAACTGTCCCGTCCACGAGCGGTTCTGTCATCCAGAAGGTCGGCTACGCGAAGCCCGGCCCGACGGAGGATGGCGTTGCCAACGAGGTCGTCATCACTGTTGACCAGTTCGCAGAGGAGACGGTCGCCTAAATTTTCGACCGTCATTAAACAAAGCACACTAACTTAATCAATGGTTTCTGACAATCCTTACAACACTCAGCTTGAGACGAAGGACGACGTTCCTCTCGCTGATCTTTTCGACATCGCAATGCAGAAGGTGGACCTGTTCAACGAGGCGGAGCGTCCTTTCCGTTCTCTGTTCGTTCAGGAAGTTTCTGAGATGATCTTCTCGGCTGACCACGTTCCCGCTGACATGACGTGGGAGGCTGTCGGTGAAGGTGAACACCCCGTCACGGGTGACATCCCCGACGACAAGAAGGTCGCCATGAACGTGGAGAAGTACGCTCGTGGCCTGAACTTCTCGCAGGAGTTCATCGAAGATAACCCCTCGGAGATGGTCACTCGCCGCATCAACGCTATGCTGGAGGGTGCCGTCAAGAAGGAGCAGGAGGTCATCTTCAACACGTTCAAGTCCGGTATCGCTGAAGGTGGCGAAATCTGGTACGACGTTCCTGACTACGGCGAGTACACCTTCTCGAACACTCACGATCACACGTTCGCGTCCACGCAGGAACTCTTCGAGCGCAACGGTGGCTCGGATACGAACGCCCACGCACCGAGTGAGCATCTTCGTGAAGCGAACAAAGAGATCCGACACCACGGTCGGAACCCGTCTTACGCCCTCTGTTCCAGCGAGTTCGCGGCTGAACTCGTCAATGAACTGTCGTGGGACGCGAGCTATCACATCCCGGACGCCTCGGACCTGCGCTCGACCGCGCTTCCCGAGACTCAGATCCAGCTTGACGGTACCACGCTGTTCCAGACCCCGTGGATCAACGACGAGGGTTCCTCGGAGTACACCTTCTACATGATGGACGACTCCAAGCCGCTCTACTTCCACGAAGCCAGCCCGGTCACCCTGAACGGCCTGAACGGTGCGCCCGTTCGGTCGCCCGGTGATATTCTCGGTGCCACTGGGAGTGCCCGTTGGGGCGTCAAGATGGTTGACCCCCTCGCGGGTGTCAAGGTCACTGCGGACAACCTCGCGTAGAGGTTTTCCTGAATGTTCGACTCCGACGCTGAACTAATGAGCCATGTTCGGGGGCAGGTCGGGGTCAGCCAAAATGGTGACCTCCCCGAACAAGCTCTTAAAGAAGAAGTACAACGCGGCAAGGAAGAAATTAGTCGTGAACTTCGAGAACGCCTCAACAACGGCGAGTCTGTTAACTTTTACAAGTCTGATGAACCGCAAAAGGCTCTCGAATTTTTCGTCAAAGTCAGAGCGCGTGGACGTGTAAAAAGAAATCAACAGAAGCGTGGCCGCCATCCGGGTAAAGGTCGCGGGCCTCCGGATCATGCTAATGCCCCTGCTTCTGTTTCTTCGATGCGACGACATGATTACGATGACCAGACGATGAATCATTGGCGAGATCGAATGGTTCATCACCTCAACAGGGTGACTGAATAATGGCTTCTACTGACGACGAGCTTCAAAATGAAGTCCGAGAGTTGACTGACTACACGTCCACAAGCGTGTTCAGTGAGTCAGCTCTGGATGAAGTCTTCGAGATCGCCAAGCGAGACATCCAGGGCGAGGCAAATACGACGATCAATTCGTGGTACGACGACCTCGACAAGGAAAACTCGCTGTTCTGGACTGCGTGTCTGTTCACGAAGATCAAAGCAGGCGAGCTTGACGGCGTTCCGATGAGCCTCGGTGACATCGACTACGATTCACTGAAGTCCAGCGGAAGTCGTGCCGATAGCAAGCCGATGATCTGGTACGAGAAGGCCAAACGGTACACTGATCGCCTTGTTTCGAGTGGTGGTCGGTTTGCGAGTACCCGGATCAACCGTGGTCAGTCTCGTAAGTACGGTAGTGAGAGCGACATCACGGACGAGATCGACTACGGCGGGGATAACTAATGAACCCCTCTGGAGGTTCAATGCGTGTCAAGTCTCTTATCTCACAGATGGGAAAAGAGGCTGTCATCGAGCGCGTTCCTGATGGGAACAGCGACCGGTTGAATCATAATACAGGAGAGTACGAACCTATCGGAACGGAAATCTGCGCGTATTATAATCCGGACACGGAAGGCGGACAATCCGCTTCTGGTGAAGTGAGCATCACGCAATCGCAGTTCGCGTTTTTCCCTGATGCTTCAATCCGAGTCAACGACCACATTATCTACGATCTCGTGACGTATGAGGTTGAGAAAGTCACTCACCGACCTTCTCATACCGTTGCGGTTGCCAAGCAAGTACAATAGATGGCAAAGCTCGAACTAAGCGTCGATAACCGCTCTCTCAAGCGCACTACCTCGAATGTTGAGGATGCGATTGAGGATGCACTCTCTGATGCCGCTGGAGATGTCATGGACAACGCCATTGACATCGGTAAACAGCACATCAAGGACAAAGAGGCGGTGTGGCGCTACGAAGTCCTCGGTAAGACGATGCACGCGGACTTCGACTATACCGAGCTTACGAAAGCCGAGAAGTACACGATCTGGAACTCGTCACGTCACGCAGGCATCGTTGATGAAGGTGCTGAGTTTGATGGTCTACCGAACTATACACGGCTGATCCCGTGGGTTCTGGACAATCTAAACGACTGGCATCCGTTCGATTACGACGGTGATGATGGTGATGATGGAGACAGTTCTGTTGACGTTGATCCTGGTGAAGGACTCGACGCAATTGCCTCACAGATCGGCACAGTAACCGAGGAACAGGAGGAAGAAGGTGGCTATGTTCATGGCTCGGATTTTATCATGGAAAGTTCACCGTATGATTCCTCGCTATTCGGTGTGTATACCAACGGGAAGGTGGGCAACCGCACTCCCGCCACCTACGATATAGGTCAGGCTGTCAACTATCGGAACACGAAAGATAGACAAGCACAATACCTGGAAGGCTACTGGACTCACGTTGCACTCGCTGACGGTGACAGGAAGGAGTTTCTTTCCCAGCTTCGTGATCGGTTCGGTGATGATGACGTTGATTCAGTGATCGGGGCTATAGACGGGTGGAAGAACTCTACAGATAGCGCCGAAGCACGGTTCCTCGAAAAGTTGGCACGGGGTAACTACGATATAGAAGCTCCACTTCGGAACAGCCAACACTCAGTTGATGATCCAACTGAAGGTGAACTTGCGGTGTACCACGAGATGGTCGCCGCGTCTCAAGAGTTCATCAATATCCACTACGCCGATAACAAGGGCAAGGTCACCGCCTATCGGGGGATGGACGATGAACAGACCAACCAGTTGGCGGCGGAGATGTTCAATAATCCCGAAGCTGACCGGTGGCAGTTCCAAGATTCTGTTGCCCAGTCCTACACGTTAAGTGAGGATATTGGAGACGAGTTCAGTCAGGGGGTTGAGGTTGAGGTTTCGTTCGACGTGGACGATCACCTTCTCGATGCGCCTGACTTCATCTTGGAAACGAACGACGAAGGAGAGATTCACCTCGTCGGCGGTGCGCGGTCTTTCTCGCGTGAACAGATCGAGTTTAACGGGATTGATCCCGACGTTCTTCTGAGCGGAGACATTTCAAAGTTCAGAACGGACGAACACAACGCGATGCACGACATCGTTGACTCGATCTACAAAGAAGAAGGACTAATCAGTGACCCCGAAATGAGTCAGCGCCTTACTGACTGGGCCGCTGAGTATAGAAGAGACATTGGTGACGATTCCGACATCGAGGATAAGATCGACGCGATCACCGTCAACCCCTACCCCGACACTGACGATTCCGAGCTTAGTTTTTCTGATGTCACTTCCGATAACATTTATGATGTTTTGGAAGATGGCGACCTCTTAGAAACTGAGTTCGGTTACTTCAAAGTTATTGACTCCGAAGTAGTTTCTGTTGGGTGGCAGGGGGAAGAGAAATACGCCATTCAGCCCATTGGTGGGCAACTGAAGATGTTTAACCAATCTCGAACAGACGAGAACGGTGATCCGATTATCTTAGGAACGGTTACTCCAACATATGCCCGACCGAAAACGGATGATCCTGTATTCGGAATCTGGCAAGAACATCTTGACAGTGGTGGTTCCATAACTCACGTCTATCATAAATCCGACGCTCCACCAGAAATTGAGACAAATTACACCGATAGTGATACCATCTATGATACATCTTGGATGGAGGAAATGATCGGTGGAACATTTCTGGTTCAACTCTCTGATGGAACAGTAGTTCTTGCCGATCTCCACGAAGGAAGCAACGGATGGGAGTTTGTAAAGGTTGAAGGTAGTAATGCCTACGACTGGTATCCTCCTAATTCAGACGGAACGAGCGACAGTGACGTGATGATACTCGGCTTGCCGAACGAGGCTAACTGATATGACTTCTTTCGATCAACTAAGTGAGGAAGAGCAGTACAAGGTGTACTGGCTGGCCCAACATCTTGCGAAAGAAGGAATTGACGGGATTCACTTCACAGACGAGATGCGTGCGTATCTGGAGAGCGGTGAAGCGGAGAACGATCTCGAAAAGAAAGCAAACGCGAAATTAAACGGACGGCAGTTCTAAATGGAAAGATTAGACGTTGCGGAGACACTTCTAAATGAAGCAGAAGAGGCTGTTGACGTTACAGCACGCACACGAGGTTCCGGTGACCACTCGACTCCTGTTGTCTTACTCTCTAAGGTTAATGCCTATCGACGGGCGAAAGGTAACTCTTCGAGAAACGGGCTTCGGGATACGGATGGAGACGGAGATCCTGAAGAAGTTCTGCTAAAACACATCTATGAAGCCTCCGCCACATTTGAGACACGTTCTGAAGACGAAGTAGAATCTTATCAGTTAGCACGCTCTCTGTACGAGCGGCTATCAGCCTACGAGGAATTTCCTGAACGGTTCCACTCGGGGCTAAATGACTTTTCGCTTGGGGAACTTAAGCAAGGCGGTTTCCAGGCACCGACGCCTGAGCCTGTCTACAAGCACACGTTCAGCATTAGCCTGGACTTCTCTGATGAAATTGCGTTTACCATCGAGAACGGGCTGGTTGGCAGTTTCGATAACTCGATCTCTAACAACTAACAATGACTACTATTGGAAACGACATCATTCCGGGGATTCAGACGACGGTTGACACGGCGGACACGGTTGCCATTGCGCTTGGCTCTCCGACCGACGTAGCCCTCGTTGGTCCCGCTGATGAATCGGCTACTGATTATCCTGGTGCAAACGAGGTTCAGCGCCTCACCACGCCCAGTGACGCTCGAAATACGTTCGGTGAACCGGACAACTCGATGCTCACTCGGGCAATCTTCCAGGCGTTCGGTGAGGGTGCAAGCCCTGTCTACGCCGTCGCCGTCGAAAGTGCCGAGATTACCGGCGAAGATATTTCTGGAATCGGTTCGACTTCCGGAACTCTCGCTGAAGCACCTATCGCGGAAGACTCTACTGAAATTTCGATCAACGTTGATGGGACCGAGAAGTCGGTTACTATCACTGTTGACGACCCTTCGACCAAGACTCCCGGAGCAGACGAAGCGTTCGTCAATCCGGTCACTGGTGACTTTGAACTGGATGCGGCTCCGTCCACGTCCGGTGACGTGATCTACACGCACTACAACGAGATGAAGTACGCTTCCGCGTTCAAGGCAGTCGCGGAGCAGTACGGTGAGACGGTTGACTTCTTGGCTCCGGTTCAGGAAAACCTCGATGTCACCGCAAAGGCGCTCGCTGAAGTGAATGACATGGAAGGCTTCTACGAGCTTGCGGTGGCTCTGTGTGGCCTTCCCGCTGACACCACCATCGAGGCTGACATGGCCGACGTGACGTGGGACGACTCCCGGCTTCAGGTTATCATGCCTGCGCGAGACGAAGATGGGAATAGCGCAATTGGTTCCTACGCTGGCCGTCGTTCCTCGCTTGGTATCGACGCTTCTGCGATGGGTAAAGAACTCAACACGCAGGGTCGGATGTACCAGCGGATCTCGCTTCAGAACGAGCGCGATCTCGTTAACAACAACGTGGTCCCGATTCGGTCTTCGACTGACGGTGCCCGGATCGTTGACGACCCCACGACGGTCAACGACGATAACGCCGAGGAAGCCGGGATGCGCCAGGGCTTCGCTCGACTCGTCATGGATCGTGTTATCAACATCGTCCAGACTGTCGAAACGCCGTTCATTGGCCGACTGAACGAAAAGGAAACCCGGAACGGCCTGGAGAACCTGCTTAACGAGGAACTTACTGATCTCCTCAAATCGAGCGCCATCGAGGGATACAGTGTTTCCATCGAGGAAAAAGACGCCATGTCCGCTCGGGTTGACGTGAGTGCCGATACCACGGACCCCCTCCGGAACATCTACAACAACGTCCTGGCTGGCGAGGCCAACTAACGGGCATTAAACAACTCTACTATTGATTTACAATGACTGAAACTGAAGACCGCGGAAGTGTCGCAGGTGACGCTGAGGTTACTGGCAACATCACTCTTGAAGTCTCTTGGGAGACGAGCGATGGTGCCAAGCAGTCTGCAACCTATACGATCAAGTCGCTGGACACCAGCAAGGAGATCGAGCTTGCGGAGATCCGTGGCAACAACATCAAACTCGAATCGAGCGCGACTACGGCAATCGACTATTCCGGGTCGCTGACTTTCCACGGTGACAAGAAGTCGTACTTTGACGACAAGCTGTTCAACGACGACGACACGCCTCGTGAGTGTACGCTGACTATCACCCACAGTAACGGTGAAAACTCCGGTTACACTGGAGTGAAGATGACCTCTCAGGGTTACACCGCCGACGAAGGAGAGGCAACCGAGACATCCTACGACTGGATGGCTCACGACGAGCTGTAGAGAGGATTTCCCTCCCTTCTCGTTGATTTCGACATTTTAGTACAGACAGATAATCGCGTTGCTCTACTCGCTACCCTAATTTCGCTTACCTTTACCTACAACAATGAGTGACGCAGTTGACAACGAGAGTACGGACAGTAACGAAATCGAAAGTATCCCGAAGTTCAAGCGCATGGTCCTCCGTGGAACCGATTACCGTGAGGAGTATGAGTTCGAGATTTTCGATGATGCCATGACCATCGAGATCAAGCCTCTTTCCGACGATCAGTACACGACGCTTCTGGAGCAGATGGAAGAGGACATTGACGATGCGAAGTTCCAGCGGATCATGGCCGAGGCCGACGGGAAGTCTGCTGACGAAGCAGAAGAAGAGTTCGACGTTGGCTTCGTGAAGGCAATGCAGACTGCGGCCAAGCTCGGCATCGACCCCGAGTCCGTGGGCCTCGAACAGTCCGAGGTTGCGAACATGGTGGACAAGATGGTCGGCGGACAGTCCATCCAGATTGGTCGAGAGGTGATGGAAATTACCTCGAACGTCTCCGCGGCAAAAGAATTTCCGGGAGCGCGGGGCGGCGACTGAAGTTTGGATTCTGAGTAAGGCCGGTTCGGTTCTCGCTGAGAATCAACTTGACCTAACACCGCTACAGAAGCAGGTTCTCGTTCAGGGCTTTCAGGAGATCAAGAAGCAGGAGATGGAGTCCCAGCAGAGTATGCTTGGAGGCGGTTCTGGTGGCGGTGGTCCGACCTCTGGTTCCGTCAAGAACGGGGCGGCCCGTGGTGGAAAGTCAGGAGTTGAACGCAAAGTCGAAGAAGAGTCCTTCGTCAATCCCGGCGCGACGGACCCTCTCGAACACGTAGATGAGGAAGCATGACAGTCCAAATTGACGTAGAACTTAACGAGCAGTGGCGCGACGATCTGGCTGAACTCAAGACTGAGTTTCAGTCGATGGACGGTGACGAGGTTGACCTCGACGCCAACATTCGACCTGCCCAGCGCGAGATCGCTGAACTTCGCACTGACCTTTCTGCTCTCACAGATAAAGAACACAAGGTCAAAGTTGATGTTGATAAATCTCAGTTTGATGAGAAGATCAAGTCGATTAAAAATCTTCAATTAGATGATCCTGATATTGACCTTGGTGACGTTGGTGACGTTGATGGTTCAATCAGTATCACCAGCGACATTGACGAAGACGATCCTCTAATTTCCGCCCTTCTTGACGATGAAAGCGAACTTTCTACCGATGGTACAGTTCGGTGGACTTCTCGTGGTGGCTATGGTCCCTCAAGCGGATCGGGTGTAATTCACTGGGATTCCGATGTCGATACAACTGATCTAATCCAGGAACTTGAAAAGGCTAAGAAGGAAGCCAAAGCCGCTGGTGCAACCGAAATAGACTATAAACTCACTCCCGAAGATGGAAAGTCATCTAAGTTTCTTGACGCTATAACGGATGATCGTAAATCTTCAACGACTAATCGAACCCACAATTACGAAGAATACACTAATTACACCAGTCGGGTTGACCACGCCGCCTTTGAAGATGCTAAAGAGGAAGTTGAAAAGCTCAAACAGGGCTTCAAAAAGAACGGCCTAAACAAGATCACCACGGAGTTCTGTGTTGAGCGGTGTGACAACTGGAAGGAAAACCTCCAGAACATCTACAAGGATCTTGATGCCCTCCAAGAGTGGCAGGACGAGAACGGAGAGATCAAGATTTCGCTCGCCGGTAACCTCGATGAAATCGAAGATACTCTTGACCAGCTTGAAGAAAGCGGCTTCGAGCCTCGCGCTGGGGGAGACGAAACCGAAGTAGAGCGGATGAACCGGAGGGCAAACTCCGGTGGAACCGAGTCGCAATGGGAGATGGTCAAGGAACACCTCGGGATCGAGGATGATGATGGTTCCGGTGGTGGAGACTCAGACGGTCCCAGTAAACCCGGTTGGACTCGTGAAGACCGGAAGTGGATGGGTGGCGGAATTAGTAACGCTATCGTCACCGAGGCCAGCGGTCAGTTAGATCGACTGGATAACACTCTCGATTCGCTTGGTATTGAGGGTTCAGTAGAGGGTGATCGGTTCACTCCACAGGACATCTCTGTTACAACCGCGATGGAAGATAGGGCGATCCACTCCCTTCACGGCGAATCCGTTGCTAATTCCCCTGCGGCAAATCTCCATCGAAAAAGCGACGAAGTTCAGGAAACCGCCCAACGGCAGGCGTTTTCTGACATCGTTCGTGAGTACGACAAAAACGTTGGTAACTCCTATAGTGGTCGAGATTACAGTGACCACGGAGAATTTGATCCGTTCAGAAATCAGGGGATCACCAAGGGAAGCTCGGGGAAGATGTGGGCAACCCCGGATGCCATTGGAAATACGTTAGACAAAGAACACGGAACGAATCCCTTCACTTCTCGTGAGAGGGCATTTCTTAGCAGGTTCGGTGTTGACATGAAGTCGTCGGGATTCTTTGGTTCTGATGATGATTCTTCGATGGCTGATTGGTTTAGGTCAGTCAGCATCCGGAGAACTGGTCCCGGTGGATTAGGTCAGTTCTCTGCTAACGCCAATCGGTTTAAAAGAAGTGGCACGTCGAACTGGGGAAGTATCCTCGGTTTCAGTGGCTTACCTGGATTCGATAGTGACACTGGCAAGCAGAAAGCCAGCGGTATGGGTGCATTGAAGAAGCTGATGCCGACGATGGCTAAATACTGGCAGTTCCTTGCTCTGCTGTCCCCGATGCTGATTACTCTGGCCGCGAACGCGGCTGGGGTTGCGGCGGCTATGGGTTCCATTGCTGTCGCAGGCGGTGCAGTTGTGGGTCTTGGCCTTCTCGGGTTTGGGAGTAATCTCAATGACTCTCTTGCGAAGGCACAGAAGAAACTCAAGACCTTCAAGAAAGAGATGTTCGGTGCGTTCCAGTCCACCTTCCAAGCGTTTTCACCGTTCACTGAAGGCTTCCTGACAACGGCACCCATGCGCGTGGGTCCACTCGCTGAGTCTTTGAAAGGACTCACTGAGTTCATGCCAACGTTCAACAACGCCTTTGATGGCGTCATTAGCTGGGCGGCTGAGTTCATTGATCTCGTCGTCAAGATGCAACCGATGCTATCCCAGCTTGGGATGCGGTTCGGGAAGATCATCGGTGACATCATGCTGAAAGCGTTCCAGTGGCTCACCGAGACGGCTTATAAAAATCAGGACGTGATGATTGCTGTCGGTGAGGCGATCTACAACATCATCACTGTCCTTTATCAGGTCGCTCAGGTGATGACGTACCTCGTTGCGATCTTCTCTCCGTTGATCTGGATGTTCAAGACGTTCGCGTCGTTCATCTCGGAAAGATGGGTTGCCGCAATGATTGCAGGCGCGATGGCCGTTTACGGAATTGCGACCGCGGTTGGTGTCTTGTCGGGCGCGTTCTCGACTATGATGGCAACCAGCTTCTCCTCGATGGCCTCTTCGATTGCCTCCTTCGCGGCGACCGCAATCACGTCGTTCCTTGCGGCGGCTGAGGCGCTTGCTGTGCTGATTGCTGGTGAGGCTACCCTCATGGCGATGACCGGTGCTGGACTCGCTCTCGTCGCCGCTGGCGTCACCGCAGGGTACATGGCATACAACGCTATCGCTCCCTCCGGAATGTCGTCCAGCCTCGGGGGTGGCAGTGGTGCCGCTCCTGGTATCGGTGGTGGCGTCGGTGGTGGTGGCGGCAGTAGCGGTTACGAACCCGGAAACGGGATGGCTGGCGGAAAGACGGTTATCAACGTCAAGGGAGACATCACGAAGGCGACGATCTCGGACGTTGAGGATGCTGTGAGCAAGGAGTACCAGAGTGAAACGACTATCGAATCAGAACGAAATTCCGGTGAATAATGGCTGAATCTCCACTAAACGAACTACCTGACTTTTCTCTTACTTCAGATAAGGTCGATTTCGAGCCTGAGTATTACCCTGAACGGGTGAAACCAAGTAAGGAGCGGAATATTAATCGAGAAGACGAAATCTGTGAAGGAGAGCAGGTAACCGATAACGGCGGAAAGAATCACGATCTACACGTTCGTGGGTATCTTCTTCAGTCCGAAAAATCAACGTTTTGGGAAACTCTTGATGCCGGTGTTGAGTTTCAGCTTGTTGCAATGCCCTGGTCCGGCTATGTCTACGTGAAGTCCGGAAAACTCGAAGGACCAATTGGAGTCGATAACGTCGAACGGCAGTGGGTCTACGAATATACCATCAAGTTCGTTGCATCGGGTAGTGAAACCGGAAACAACAATGGCATTGTCCAGGCCGCAGAATGAGTTGCGATCTCTCTAATATCATCGTCCACTTTATCGAGTCTGGAATAAAAGTTCGGCCTCTCTCACTGGATATTCGGAAATCTCGAAGGACCGATAATGACTTCGATCACGTTCAAGCGACTCTGAAGAAAATCTCCGGTCAACACGTTCGGGATAACAATATCCACAAGGAACCGGTGGAGATTATCGGTGACGAAGACGGGAACAATATCTATCGAGGATATTATAAAACGGATGGAGTAACTGTCGCAGAGAATGAGGCTATACTGAAAATAAACGACCCCAGGAAGATCCTCCAAGAAGGGACAATTGATAAAGAGTGGGGCAGGATCTCTCTGAAAAACGTTGTTGACTATATCTTCAAACGAAGAAACGATTCCCACAACGTCCTTCGCTCTTTCAAGCTCGCAGAATCGAGCCTGGACACTACGAAGCTACAACACACCGACGATCTCGCTTCCGGGGCTGGGAATAAGAGAACACCTGAAACAACTTCAAAACTCAGTGACGCTTTCGTTGATTTCCGGGCTGATATATCTCCGTTCGGTGACGGTGACGGAAATTTCGACTTCCGAGAAGAATCTCCATATTCCGCCCTTGCTGAAGTAGCAGATATTTGGGAAACCCAGTTTTGGGTCGATCAAGATGGAACTCTGATTATCGGCCATCCCGACGTTACAGCAACGGTCTACGGTGCTGGTCAGGGTCCAGATAACTGGCATATTAGTGAATGGAACCTCCCCAAGAATCCAACCCCACTGAAAGGTGTTGTTGTGAAGGGAAAGATGGACCAGAAAGGTGGCAAGGATAACGCACTCGAAGAATTGTGGAACGTCGTCACCAATAAGAAAAAGTTCCAAACTCGGGCGGCGGCTGGCTTTCTTGACGATGACAGTCTCGAAGAAACGATTGTTCTTGATGGGAAGAAAAACACAACTGATCCCAAAGTTCTGAAACGAATGGCTCGATCAGCCTTTATGGAACACCACACCAAACAAAATAGAGGTTCAGTTATCATCAATACGATGGTTGACAACAAAATCCCCCAATCGCAGTACGCTGGTGTAGATATTGGGGATAAATTGTTAGTCAACAACTTCCAGGCTGATTGTAACAAACTCCAATCCGGAGTGTACGACATCCATGAAATTCAGCACGACATTACTGGTTCAGATGGGTGGACGATTACACTTAATGTAAGCCAAGCAATCACTAATGCTAATGCTGTAAAAAGTCGGTTCTGGTACTTCGATCCGACCGATTCTGATATGAACCAGGATTCGCCCTTCATTGGGCTACAAGTATAATGGTTACAGGAAATAAACCCCAGCAGATGGGTCGAATTGTCTCCGTTACACAGACCCCGAACGGGATGGTGCAATGTTCGGTACAGCTACCTCACTCGGGTGGGGCTGTGAATGACGTTCCCGTCGGGAAGCCCGCATCGGGCGTTATGTGGAAGCCGGAATCTGGAGAAACTGCGGTCATCGACTACACGGACGACGGAAATCCGTATATCGCTGAAATTTTATCGGTTCCGTCGAAGGAATACCAAGCCCCTGAACTCGCTGAAGGCTCGATGACCTTTCGCTTTGACGACACGACGGCCATCACAGTGGATAAGGACGACAATGGCAATTACGCCGTTGAGATCGAGGCATCTGGAAAGGTGTCTGTGTCCGCCGCTGACGCCGTTGAAGTAGATGGGAGTACCATCGACCTCGATTCGACTGGGAACGCCTCAGCGGTCAATCTCGGCCCGAATGGAAACACTGTGGTCACGGACGCATCTCTGGAGACAGACGCGGACGGAAACGTGACCGGACTCAACCTAACGAAGACCGAGAAGACGAAAGCAGAGTAGTCTACAGTAGTTGTTATACGTTGCTGTAAAAAGATGCTGTAGCGGGGCTTCTCGAAGATACCGACTACAATATACAGCAACGTATTACAGTACCTATTAACTATATTGTTACAATGGCGTGAGCGGCCCCAAGTCGCTTCACCCTAAAGGTAACCGAAGCTCTTCTGACGCCCTATATAAAGTGTTGTTTATTGTTTATAGTGAACAGCGGCGGCTACGATTATGGATATTTTTGTGAACGATAGAGGAGATGTGGAATTGGACGATAGGAAGGATCTTTCTACGGTTGAAGGTCGCCGCGAAGTTCAGCAGTCCATCAAGGTGATGGTTACCTCGTATTTCTATTCGAGGATCGGCTCTGTGACAGCAATTAACGCAGTGAACAAACTTGAGCTACAGGCCGAGCGGGTAGCTGAAAATAACGATCATATCGAGAATTTGCAGAGCGTCACTGCTGAACGAGTGGAAGACGGTTCTGGTGGAACTGGAGGTATTAAAATATCAATTATCTACGATACTGGAAGTGTCAATTTTACGGTTGGTGATTAAATGGGAGAAATAATTGATGGGCGGTTTGTGTCGGATCAAGAGCTTGCGATCCTCGATGCGTTGATGGAGGACGCAAAGAATCAGTTCGGAGAAGACCTGAACGATAGCGACGAGGCGGTTATTCGTCTGTTCTATCTTCCTGTCGCCAGACGGTTCGCTGAGGCACAAAACAACATTGGTCTGGTCCTCGACTCGGCTCAGATTGAACACGCCACAGGAACCGCTCTCGACTTTCTGACGGCTCTCATTGGCGTCCCTCGTGAAGACGCCGATAAAGCAACTGGAGAAGTTGAGGTCAGCATCGACTCTGCTGATAGCGTGGATCATATCGTTCCGAAGGGGACTACCGTTTCCACAAACTCTTCTGATCCAGTTGTCTTCGAGACGACTGACTCTCGGACACTGAGTGCGGGTAACACATCAGTGACTGCACCTATTCGAGCTGTTACCGGGGGTTCCGATTCTAACGTTGGGCAGAACACGTTGGTCAATTTCCCTGACGGGGTTCCGTTCCCTGGTGCATCGGTGACTAACCCAACCGGAACTGATGGTGGAAGTGATACCGAGACTGACGAAGACCTTCGTGATCGCGCCCAGGACGAGCTTGCGAACGGCGCTCGGGCAACTGGTCCGGCGCTTATTAGCCGAACGCAAGCCCTTGATGGTGTCTTTGATGTTACAATCTTCATTAACGATACTCCAGAACAGAACGGTCGCGGATATGGGCTTCCGGCTCACTCGTTCGAGCTTGTCCTCGCTACAGATGGTGAAGATGATACCCTTCAGCGTGTTGCCCAGCGACTTATCGAGACGAAGGCTGTCGGTGACGTTTCGGTAACCGGAAATAACGGTGACCAACTCGATACAAGCAAATCATTTGTCACCGCAAACGGGGAGATCGAGACGACACTTCCGAACGATCAGACTCATCCAGTCGGATTCTCGTTGTCTTCCTCAGTTTATACCTGGGTCAATGTTGACATCAAGGTTGACGACGAGTACGAAGGCGACGATGTAGTTCGTAATTCAATCGTTGAGTATATCGGCGGCCTGAAAACGACTGGCTTAGAGCAGGACGGTGAACTTTCGGTCAGCGATGATGTCATCCACGCCGAAGTCGAAGCGGCTGTGATGGAGGTTGATGGGGTCTACGACATCAATGCGGTTACCATCGGGAAGGACTCCTCCAGCACTGATGAAAGTAATATTTCCCTGGCAACTCACGAGCAGGCGGTAACTGACGCGACTTCAGGGAATCAGCATATCTCTCTGACGACCACTTCGGTGTAGGTGATTGACAATGGCAATTGATACTGGACCCCCCAACGATAGTTACGATAACAACATCGAGTATCTAATCGACACCCTCCCCGAGTTCATGGCGAATGACGAGAGTTCGGGGAATTGGAAACTTCTCGCTCCGATTGGGTATCAGATTGATGCTTTCGAAAACGATCTTGTTTCAGTTAGTCGAGCAACGTCAGTCCAAGAAGCTGACTCGATTGCACAACTGAACAAGCTCGCCAAAATGGTCGGTGCATCTCACCGAACTGGTGAAGAAAAAGAGCATTTCCGATCTCGGTTGTTTGCTCGATTTCAACTAAATACGGCAGAGGGAACCATCGGTGACGTTATCCATTCTGTCTCTACGATTCTCGACGTTGATCCTGAAGCAATCGGGTATCAGGATTTGGATACTGAAGCGACGGTTGGGGTTGTAATGCCTCGATCTGCGATCAGATCACTGAATTTATCGAGTGACGAAGTAGCTGATATTCTGAATGATCTCGTACCGGCGGGGTATGAGGTTGCAGGGCAGACGCGCGGGACGTTCGTGTATGTGTCACCGACGACCTACAACAACGTCACCGACTGGGCCGAGTATAACGGATACGATGGACTCGACGCAAATGATGATCCGAAAGGTAACGGCGGCACGTATGCAGGAATTGTAAATTAATCTAATGGCAGACTACACTACTAATCTAAAGGTTTGGGGATCGACTGGTCAGGAACATCCTGACAATTATTCCTATCTCGAAGATGAGGCTCCGGTTGACGCTTGGGACAACTTCGTCACTTACAACCTTATCTCCGATGTTAAAAGTCACCTCATTCCCCTGACGAACTCTCGTATCGAAAGCGACTACGGCAGTACCCGGCCCACTTCCCCCGAAGACGGGCATCTGTTTTACGACAGCGATTCCCCAGCCCTGGAACAGTACCGTGCATCTGACTCGTCTTGGCACTCCCTTGCATTGGGTGAAGACCTTTCGGCTCACGAATCTGATACCGGAAATCCGCATAGTGTCACCCTCGAACAGGCACGTACAAGCAACAGCACCCTCAGTGGGTCTGTTGATCTTGGAGGAAACAATCTGAACGGGGTTGGAATCTCAGAGTTTCAGTCCGGTGACGTTCGGGTTTCCCATGCGGCTCGCGCCCTTCTTGTCGATGAACACAACGGAACTTCGTGGACGACTCGACTGGAGGTTGACGAAACTGGAGCTTCGGTTACCGGTTCTCTTTCTGCATCTGGTAATCTTACGGTAACTGGGTCCTCGACGTTTAACTCAGACGCGAGTTTCGCGGGAAGTCAAGTCGGAGATGTGGGCACTCTTAAATTCACCGATTCTGATAGTTCCGCAAACAATTGGACTGTTACAGAAAACGGAACCAGTGGAAATCTGGAAGCTGTTCACGGCGGAACTAAGATTCTCGATCTTGGAGACTCGGCGGTTAATATTCTGAACGCACTTCGTGAAAATGGAGATCGAGTTGCTACTCGTCCCTGGATTCAAGACGGGTTCTCGATGTCCGGCCTTCTTGAGGTCAATAGCGATATTCGCCTCGCCACGGGCCAGTCTATTGAAGATGGGAATTCCGGAAAAAGATTCGAGATATTTGATAGTAATTACACTATTATTCGTGGCGGGGGCGGAGACACTGGATTACAAATATCCCCATCAGAAACACGACTTGACGCACTTAGTGGTCGTCCTATTAAATTTGAGGATCTTGAAGGAAATTACACCGCCGTCCAGTACGACTCGGACGCCTCGGCTGGCGTGCTTCGGACGCCTGGGGCGGCATTCAGAGTCGAGGGCGACGGAAATCCATCATCAGGTGCTGGTGTAGAGAATATATGGACTGGTTCATCTGGTGCAGTATATGCCTACGACCGTGATGGTGGAGGATATCAGACTATGGAGGTCAGGGGCAGCGAACTGAAATTACAGCGAGATGGTAATACCTATATTCAGACTGGTGCTTCTCTTGTTGACCTCTCAGCAACAGCAGTTGACCTCCGCCTCGCCACAGGGCAGGCTATCGAGGATGGATCGGGAACAGACCGATTTGTTGTCGAGAGTGGAACAACTCGGCTAAACACAGAAAGCGGAAATAAAGCCTTCCGAGTCTATGAAAGTTCGGGATATACTCACTCGGATGCATCTTCCAGCGACCTATTCAAACTGCCTCGCGTAACTTCCGATACCGGTCAAGCCGCTGGAGATATGTGGTACCGCTCGGATCTCGACTAAGCTCGCTTCGCTCGCTTAATACTTAAAATAATTTATGGGACAAATAGGAACAATCGGACTTGAGACGCAGAACAACGGCACTGTCAAAGTACCCGTTTTCGCTACTGGTGATAGCGGAAGCTCGGTTCACGAGATGATCCGCGTTCAGACTGGTAGTGGTACTGGATTCATCCCGGTGATCTCGGATACTGGAAGTGCGAGCTTCCCGTATCTGCGCGTGCAAACGCAGAATCATGGGGTGTGTGCTGTTCATAATGAATCTTCGTTAGGACCTCAGGTTCAATATGCGTATAATTTTGAAGATGGTACTACTGAAGGGTTTAATTTTTACAACTCTCCAGATAGAGGAGAAATTTCTTCTACTTCAAATTCAATCAGTGGGAATTATAGTCTTAAAGTAAATTTCTATGCAAGTCAATATCAAGATAATATATATGCATATCAAAACACAAAAATAAATAAATATCAGCCTGATATGATAAAATTTAAATTTAAAATTCCCACTTTTCCACCTGATCCAGGTCCAGATTACTTTTCTATTAATGTAGCTAACTGGAGCGATTCATATATGACTACCGGAAGTCTTATAACAAATATAAATATTTCCTTTAGAGATAATGAATTGCGGATGGGCGATTCTGATTATAATACTAAAGTTTTAGGTAAATTATACTCAGGGGATCTTATAGAATTGGAACTTTCTAATATTAATTGGACTACTGGATCATGTGACTATCTTTTTAAAAATGGAACTACGGAAAATCAAGGAAGTCATGGATTGCGTGATCCAAGTTATAAAGTTGAAGGTTGGCATTTGAAAACTCAAACAAATAACACAAATGTAGATTGGGAAGTCCATCTTGATGATTTAGAGACTTACTAATTATGTCTATCGCAAATAAATTCATCCACCGAGTAGCATCGCCTCTCTCAAAAACAATTGGTTATATTCGTACAGGAACTTCGTACTTGACACCGAAAGACGACTGGGTAGAAGGTCTGAAGCGCCGCCTCACCCTTCTCGGTGATCCCATCTTTCGTCCACTCGGACGGCCACTGGTATTCGAGTGTCACGACGAGGATTATTTCACGACAGCGGAGGTTAACGGCGATAAGGTCGAAGCCGCACTCCACACCCGCTACCAACGCAACCTCACTTCTACACGGAAGTACCGAGTGATCGACGGGGAGCGTGACTGGGCCAATGGGTCTTACGTTGTAGATCCCGACGACACGGAATGGCAACACCATGTTTATATCTTCGACAATGGTGACGGAACCACTGACGTGTACGGCCACAAGGAGACTTCCGCTGAGAAAGATCCCTACGGTCACGTCACCGATAAGCAGTATCACGGCGATCCTCTCGGAATCGCTCGTGGAACCCTGGACGAGGCTCACATCAAATATGCTTGAGTCTCCACCTGTAGCGTGGTTGTTCGAGCAGAGAGTTCCACTTATCTTTTTCATCATCGCCCTTCTGACGAGGCCGGTTACATGGTCTAAAAGAGCAACAACTCTTATCGAATCCTACTTCGGGGGTGATGAATAGATGGGAGAATACGTTCAGTGTCCAAACCCGGATAATCCGGACTGTCCTGGTCAGGTATTCATGGGTGGCGGGTGTCCGACTTGCGCCGAATGTGGCTGGTCGAAGTGCGGTTAAGAGTCAACGTAGCTGTTGAGTTGCGATTGAAAGTCGCGTAGCTCCTCTTCTTCAAACTGTTCGTACTTTCCTTTCTCAGTTGCACCCCCTATCAATTCTTCGAGGAGCGCAACTTGGACGGGAGATGGCTTGAGTGCCATATTCACTTATATTTCTCCATCATTATAAACGTTTAGTGACATCTACGGGTAATTCTATCACGCAAGCCCTTTATGTAGAACAAGTCGAACTTACGTAATGCCACCAAGAGATTTGCTCCGGAAGTCGATAAAAGAAAGAGGAGCGACAGTCTATGACTTGAATTTACTTTTTAGAAGAGATGGATTTTTATGATGCAATAAGAGTTGCGTGTGCCGATCTTCTCGATATTCCCGATCAGATGATACCGATGGATGCTGGAGAATATGGCGAGGCAACAACAAAAATTCTATCAGATGATATACCTGACCGATTTAATAATCAATTCATTGGCCTTGAATATATGGGAAAATACTGCCTCAAAATACACAGTGACGGGGTTATGGTTGTAACTGATCTTTAGATGTCTTTTAAGTGATCGCGCCTCCTTTCTGCTTTTTCACTTTCCGTGCCGTGATCGTAGTGCTTATCGAGAATATTCCCACTCATGTTGACACGTTCGCCAGTGACATCTTTCGCTTGACCCGCGTTCCGTGCCGCAGTTACGTATCCTCTCCGAAGGGCGTGTGGACTGACTGATCCGGGACACTGTGATGCTTTGTTCCATTCCGTGGCGTCACACGTATCAGGATCTTCCTCGAACGGACAGGAGCCGCCATTGTAGAAGCAGGGTCGAGTCGCCGTGTAGACGTGTCGCGTGATCGTAGTTCGTGCAGGGCGACCGTACTGGGTGGCTATCAGTGGCTCTCTCCCGTAGTCGTCTTGAACGTCGGGCCGCCCGTTCTTGACGTAATCAGCCACGACTTCCGCTGTATCAGCCGAGATTATTACGTCGCGTTCACTCTTTTCTTTCCGCTTCAACGGCGTTCTCTGTTCGGGTCGGTGGCGTATTTCGATGGCTGGTCTACCTTCGTCAAAATCTCCTACGTCAAGAGCGCGAAGGCCGCCAATCCGCATACCACACTTCCACAGCAACAGCACTGTAACGTGGCGCGTGCTTGCGTAGTCGAACTTCGAGAGGTGTTCGAGGATCGCGGTCGCTTCTTCTCGGTGAAGGATTGTGTCGCAAATTTCGTCCTCCTCTTTGACCTTCGGGATTCGGATTAGCTCGTGCAAGCCAACAGGCACGGCCTGGATCGACTCGCAAAATTCGATGAAGTTCCGAACCGTTCGGAGATCGTTGCGTGCCGTGATCGGCTTCACGTTTTCGAGACGATGCTCTTTGAACTGGTTGATTACGTCTGAGTCCACGTCTCTCAGATCCGTGTAGCCGTTGTCGGTCAACCATTCCACGAATCTATCAAGCGCGGTCGTGTAGTTGGCTATCGTTTTTCGGGAGACGTGTGCTTTCTTTTCTTTCAGGTATCGTTGCTCGGCATCGCGTGGCGGCGTTTGTTTGAGTTCCATTGTTGCCTACAACGGTAACCCGTTTGGGGTAACTCCAGTGGCAACGCCAATCCTTCGTCGCGGTGAATAGGGTCTTGCGTTGCGGTACGCGAGCGAGGGCGGCGCGTTGCGAAACCGCCCGAGGGAGCGCCGAGGGTTCAAATCCCTCCACCGGCTTACCCCTTCGGGGTCAACCGTATCCGCACCACGGCGGCGCGGCAAATTAAAGGTTGTCCCCAATTTTCCACACATTTGAACCCGAGTAGTCGAAGGTTTTGCCGCTTTTTCTCTCTCGAAATTGAACCCGTTACGGTAAGGATGTACTCTCGTCTTGCGATTATGAAAAATGAGTAGTCTTGCCAGTGTTCATAAACTATCTGGTACTATTAAGTAACTCCCGAGCGTCTACTTGATGATGAAAGACTACTCTCTCCTCGGGATCGCGCTCGTCATTCTCGGCGTCGTTCTGATCGTCCTCGGCGCGGGATCTGCATTAGCCGGTGCGAACAAAATGGACGCTGAAGCTGAATGGAAAGAATCTCAAACAGAAACGACGTGTCACGAAAGCTACGACGTTGACGTTAAGAACGACTCAGTTGAGGACGTACAAAAAGCGGTCAACAACAACACTCGGGAGTGTGTAACGACTGTACCGGATACGAACCCGTATTCGGGTGGTCAGTCTGATATAGCTCTTGGAGCCGTTCTAATGGTTATAGGCGGCACTTCAACCTACTTCGGTAATAAGCAGTAAAACCTCAGTGACCCGCGAAGGGCCACTTGGAACAAATCCTCGCATGATAGTGCAGGCAGGCGAGGGACGGTCCTTAATAACGGGTAGTTCCTAACCCTATCGGACCAGCACTAAAAAGAACGCGACCGCTCCGGATAACCGTTTCGGCTACTGATCGTCCTGCCAGCCGCCAATAATGCCAGCAGTCTGATTGGGGTGCCTCTCCGCGAGTTTCGACCGTTTCTCCATTGAGAGTGACTTCGAGTTTTCAGCTACTTGCTCGTCTCCGAGACTCATTCTAAGTCCGAAGATAGCTGTCGCTTCGGAAACGCGGCGAGCAAAGCGGAACACCTCAGATGCCCTCAGAAGTCAGCACACCGCCGTGAGAATAGAGCCAACCAAGACCTCCCGGAGATCCTGTCGTCTTATCTTCTTCGCCCATACAGAGCTTGTCTGCGCCGTCTGTAATCACTGGATGATTGAACCCCAACCTCATTCGTGCGTCATACGGCTCGTCACAGACAGGACAGAGGGCATTGCATCCGTGGGTGTCTTTCACGCCAGGAAGGGCCGCCACCTCGCTTTCAAGGTCGCCGTCATGCGCTTTCGCTGGGATCTCAACGATAACTTCCATTTTCTTCGTCGGTACATCGTGATCGAGCGCGTCTTGAACAGAATTTTCCGTCATTTTAGTATAGCGTTATATGGTTTACTCGTCGGGGTACCAACCGGGACAGGTGACACTGACAGTCTTGAACCGTTTCTCACGTTCTGTTTGCTCTCGTTCCTCAGCATCACAGAATGGGCACGTTTCCGGTGGATTATCGTCCTCCTCGTAGTTACCGCAGGTGTAGACGACCATCAGGGCGCTCGCAGGCTGTTGTTGTTTGTCTTCTCGTCGTAAGCCTGGAAGGACTTTGGTGCCCAGTCCGAGGCCACGTCACCGATCTTCTTGGCGAACTGCTGTGCTTCCCACTGGGCTTTCCCGTTGTCTCGGAGATCGAGGAAGTGGAACAGCGCCCGAGGATTAGCCGAGAGCGTCATGTTGACCGGTGCGGCCAACGGCAAGAAGAACCGAGCATCCTCTTTCGGAATACCCTGTTCAACTGCTTCTTTGTAATGATCGAGAGAATTTCTCCAATGAATTTCAAGAAGCTGTTCCCATGTAGCTTCTTTCCCTTTTCCGAAGTACGTATTAGATGGTTCATCAACGAAACTCGGAGGAATTACTGGATTTTTGTCACCGAAGTCAACGTAACGTTGGCTCTGTACGTCGAAGCTCATGTGACGGTGCCGGGTCACCTGAGCCATAGCCGAGCGGCTGAGTCCTTCGATGAAAAAGCTGGCCTGGGGATGCTCGAACACGCCGAAATGTCCCGAGTACGCCTTCTCGTTCAGGAACTCCTGTAGATCGCGGTCACCCATCGCTTCGTCATAGCCAGTTCCAACGAGGCTGTCACTCATGTAGTCGCCACGGGCCGACATTGCCGCAAGTTCGTCGGGGTTCGGGGTGCTGTACTCGTCTCGAAGTTCTACTTTCATGTCAGTCATTGTTAGAAGTCCTCGTGAAGCCGCGACGGGGTTGCCCCCATCTGTCCGTTGTACTTGTTGCTGTTCCCCCGACTGTAGGCCACGTCGGGTGGGTTCTCGTGGGAGTGAAGCGTCATCTGGCAGATCCGCATATCCTCCTTCAACACGATGTCGTAATCCATCGGGTTGTAGAGTTCGAGCGTGATCTGACCGTTGAACCCAGCGTCTACCAGTCCAGCGTTCTCGATGAATAGTCCGAGCCTCCCTACCGAAGAACGCCCGTGAATCACGCCGACGTATTCGTCAGGAAGGGCCAGCACCTCGTCGGTGTGGGCTAATCGGAACTCACCCGAGGGAACTTCCATCGTCCCCGTCGGCCAGTGTTCAGGATAGGTACTTTCGTCGTCAACAACAACTCGGTCTGTCCCTGTCATCCGGAGGAGTTCGTCTCCGAGATGCAGGTCAATCGAACTGGGTTCAACCGCAAGGTCGCCGCCGTTCGTTCTCTCGATCTGTACGTCACCGTCGTCTAACTTGTCGTTGATAGTTTTGCTTGAAGCAATCAAACGAAATCACCAAGTCCGGCCTGCCGTGGCCCGGAATCTTCTTCCTTCTCGTCGCCGTCTTCACTTCCCGAGTCTACCCTTGCTCGGATATACGGATACCGACAATCCCAACAGAGAGTTTCTTTACCGGACGAATCTTCATGCCCGTAGAAAGTGAACCGTGTGACGTTCTCTTCTTCACCGCACCGTTCGCAGGTCAGGTACCCCATTTACATGAAGGCTTTCAGGCCACTCTGCATCTGACCCTTCACTGCGGCGTTTACGTCAATGTCAACTGCGGCGAGAACCTTCTTCATCGGACGGATCACCGCGCCCTCGGTCATGCGACCAACGTTCACATCGAACGTCTGATCGTAGTTGTCCAGGTCCTCCGTTGTCTCGAACCCGATCACGTCGATCTCGCGGTCCATCTCCTCGCAGTAGAGATCGTCCACGTAGACCCGCATCGGCTTCGATCCCTGCCCGATGTTGGTTCCGAGCAGGTGATTCGCGTTCCATGCCGCCCGTGGGTGAGCGTCTTGTGGGTGATCTCCGCTACTCGACCAGTTGTAGTAGTCATCGTTGTCCGCGTGTTCCCTACTGATTTTCTTCCCGAGGCCACCCGGAATACCGATCCGTTGCCATTCAGAGTAGTCCATACCGGGGTGGATCTCGTCGGCGGCGGCCTTCACGATGTTACCGATGGTCGCGTCATCTTTGCCCTTGAGAATGGCCTTGATAACTGCCTTCTGCGTTTCCTGGGTCAGCTCCGAGAAGTCAGATCTCTTGGAACCGTATCCCGTGATCTTCAACTCGGGGTCGTCGCTTATGTCGTCGCCTTCGTCCCAGTAACACAGGTAGGCGTATCGCTTCTTCTTGTTAGACTGGAAGAATCTTTTTAGGTAGTTCTCCGGCTCGATTAGCCACTCACAGTCTTCTCGGGGAACCCCGAATCGTTGGTTCGCGTAATCGGGGTACACCTGATTGTTCAGGGCGTGACATACCTTCTCGGCTTCCTCGATGCACCGATCCATTCCCCACTCCTCGGGCCACTGAATGTAGTTGGAGTCGGTGTCACCGTAGATTACTTCACCTTCGGTGTGATCCTCGACGTACTGAGCGGAACGTTTGATGCACGCCTGACCGAGGGCTGTAACGGCGAGAGCCACGTCCTTGTCGTAGAGGAAGAAGTGTTCCCATCCCAACACTCCGAATATCGAGTTGGTTACAGTTTTTGCCACAGCGTACCTCTCGCCCCACATTTCGACGGCTTCGCGGTCACCACGTTCACCAGCTTCGTGCCGCTTCGTGCGGTAACCCTCCTTCAGGTCAATCGCGTCGTCAATCAACTCACGGAAGATGCCGTCCTCCTGGCGCGAGAACCAGATACCGTTCGGGGCTTTATTCGCCGGGAAGCCCTCGGGCGGCTCAGATGTCAACTTCGTCTCCGGTGAGATGTTGAACATCTTCATCGTCATCGGGTAGAGAGACTTCACGTCGATCCCGGTGACATTCTCGAAGACGCCGTTGGATGGATCGAAGACGTGACCGCCACCGAAATCTTCCTTGTCCGGGTGCCGGGCAGTTGGGCCGTGAAGATCCTTCTCGTGGAGCTTCCGGCGAACGAACATCTCGATGAAGTCGTTGTTCTCCCGAGTCTGCTCGAAGTCAACCCCAACCTCCTCGCGGAGTGCGTTCTTGAACGCGAGAACCCCGGCCTCCTCGTTAATCCTGACTGTCAGGAGCGTGTCTTTCGCGTTGTAGTTGAGGAACTTCACCGGATCTTCCTTCCACATCTCGTGGAACCCCATGTCCGTGTGGGGAATCTTCGTGTCTTCCAGTTCCTCTCGGGCGACGTTGTTCAGTCGGTAGGACTGAAGCTCCGACCGCTTCGTGTCCTTGTACGCCTTCATCAGGTCGTAGACAGTCCGGCCACCGAAGTCCTGAACGTCAGCCCAGCCTCCACCGGAGAGATTAACTTCACCCTCCATCCGAGCCATGCGATCCGGATTGACTCCGACCTCTTCCATCCGAGCGACGAGGTACGGTGCGTCATAGCCCTCGAAATTCCAACCTGTCATAAGATCAGGGTCGATGTCCTGAATCCAGCAGGCGAACTCCGTGAGCATCTGCTTCTCTTTCGGACGGGCCTTCACCTCGTCAATCTCTTCGGAAAGTCCGGCCTCGTGGAGATCGTCAATACCCTCTGGTTCAGAATCCATCCCGAACATGGACTCGAACGACCGACCCCCGGTGTAGAAGAACACGACCGTCTTGTCGGTCAATGAATCGTGTGCCGCTATACTCAATATCGCTGAGTCGCGGTGCTGAAGTCGTCCGTCGTCAATCGTGAAGTCCTGGCGGTCGTCGTTCTCGATGTCGAACGTGACGACTCGGGGATCGTGTTCACCGGCCAGATCAATCGCTTCCGATTCGCTGTAGTGACACCGCTTCGATGGAACCCGGATACCAGTTTTGAGGCCCAACTGAATCCGAGCGAAGTTGGTGTACCAGATGTCAGCCTCGTAGGTCGTCTCGAACTGATCTTCAATCTCAGACCGAGGACCAACCGACCGGAACTGAAGCCGAGTAAGCTCGTCACCGAACAGGCTTTCATGTCCGTGGTCGATGTTGGCAATCTTGGAGTGCGTCTCCAACGACTGCGCTCGATCTTCGTAGTCTCCCTTCTCGATGAAAAGCTCAGGCGGAAGTCCGGTCAGTTCAACGTAATCCTGTTCACCGCCAGTGTTCCATCCGTAGAACCGAACCCCGATGTGACCATCATCGGTCCAGAATACCGCTGAGTTTGTGACGTACAGTTCTATTTCTTCGTTTGCCGATACTTGTTGCTGGTCGGTCGATTTGGTTTGAGCGATCATAATGTAACCTATTTGCAGGCCAACTTTCCGGCCTCAACCCCCAGGGTCCACGGGTCCAGAACCGGTCCGTAGAATGGGTTATTATCAGACTGATTGACTATCCAGTGTCTCTTGCATTTTCTCTTCGTAGCGACCAAGATCAGCCGACTCTTCGTCGCACCCACTGTTTCTCTGCGTCTCTATCTGTTCGAGAATATAGTCGAGATCGTCAGCCCGACCAGTTTGTCCGTTTCGTGACAATGTTGTGGCCGAGTATTCTAACTCCTCGATCACCGTCTCCCAAGCACGACCGTGGAGTGCTACTTTTTCCATTGGGTCAGTTGTTCGTCATGTCGTAGATGCCACCGACTTCCTTCACCTCCGATTCCTGCTCGAAGAAGTCGTCAGGTTTCGCGTCGATAGCGTGCTGGTACGTCGGACCACCGAAGTGCTTCAGACCCCACTCGGATTCACAGTCAGCGTAGTGGTCACAGAGTCCGTCACCCTTCTCGTTCGACCACGCACAGAGTGGCTGTTCGTCAATGGGGAACCACTCTTTCTCGGCGTGGAACGAGAGGGCGACCATCTCGTGTAACTTCTGATCCATGAAATCTCTGCGAGATTTCGACAGCTCTGCTCCGATGGTGGTGTCGGACTTGGGGTAGTAGGCCGCGACCCCGGTGACCTCGTGATCCATCGTCTGCTCGAAGATCGTCGCGTAGAACTCCTGCTCCAGATAGATACCTTCCTCGCGGTACTGGGGATCAGGAACCGAGCCGGTCTTGAAGTCGAGGATCGTGACTCCGTGGTTCGCCTTGACTTTATTGTCGGGAAGGGAGGCCGACCGCACTACAAGGTCAGCGAACCCCATCAGCGGGACGTTCCACCGTGGGTCGTTCCACTCGTAGTCGAGCCAGCCTTCCTCTTCGATCCCAACGGGGTTCCACTGACGTTCATCGGCGTGTTTCTGACACCGATTCTGACGCCGTTTCTCGAACTTGAGGAAGTTCGTAATGAAAGGCATCATGTGGTCGGCCCAGTCAGCGGCCTCACTCCGTCCGTGACCGGTTTCTTTGCCGGGGAGGTACTGCGAGAGTCGCGCCGAGTTGAACGCCGTCAGCAGATCCTCCTGCACGTTCTCGTAGAAGTTCTCGAACGCCCGGTGAACCTGCGTCCCCCGAGCCGTGTAGAACGTCGCGTCACCACGGTGCCCGAGAATGTAGGTGAAGTAGAACTTCATCGGGCAGGTGACGTACTCTTTCAAGCGAGACTTCGAGATGTACGGAAGCGGTCGCATCGGATCACCTTCGGCTTCTTCCCGAGCCTGTGTGATCCGTTCAGTCTCACTCGGCATTTTGTTCATCCTCCAGAATCCGAACGTGATCGGTGATGTCCATTGCGTGGACACTGCCGTCTGACTTCTTCTGGAACTCAACTACCATCCGATCTCGCTGGCTGGCCTCCTTCAGAAGGTCAACCATGTTGTCGTGGTCAGCGAACTCAGGCATCACGCACCTCGTTCATCTCCTCTGCTGTTTCCATGCACCCACCACCGTCGTCCAGGTCTTCGAGATGTTCGTTGTGGTGGTTACCTTCTTCGACTTCCTCAACGTTCACAACTACTTCCAGAAGTTCGAGCGAGTCGTCAAAGGACTGCCCGATTGCACGTCGGGTAGCCTCTTCAGACTGCTCTTTGAACTCCTCGATGCCGTCGAGATCCTGAGATTCGATTATTTCTGCAAGCTCTTCGTCGCTTACCGTGTTGACCGTGATCCCGTGAATCGTGGCCGTGAGTCTCTTTGTCATTGTAGTTCGTAGATAGTGTCGTTGATCTTTTTACGAAGCTCTTCTTCGGTTCCGGTGTTCATCACAACGGCGTCAGCCTCGTCGGGGAGAGATCGCATCCCCCAGTCAAGCTCACGTTCCTCACGATCCATCAGATCGCAACTCTGCATGACCGCTTCATCTTCTTCTCGACCCCGACCTCGTAGCCGCTGAAGGCGAGTCTCGAAGGGAGCGTGAACGAAGATGATATGGAAGTTTTCGATGAAAGAGCGATAGAAGGCCGACGCCTCACTATCCCTGACTCCTTCCATCACTACGGGGATATTGGGCCACCGGAAGTCGTCTTCCAGTTTTTCCTGAACTGCACGAGCAACATACAACGGACTATCGTGCGACCGTTTGTACGTCGAGAACTCCCCGATCTCCTCTCCGGTAAGCTCATCGAGGGAAACACCGTGGTAAGCCGCGGCCTTCTTGCGAACGATGTCACCGGTACTGATCGAGAGTGGGGTTCCAAGAACCTTCTCTGCCTGCTTCATTGCCGTCGTCTTTCCTGCTCCGGGGAAACCAATGAAGCAGTACGCATCACCACTCATTTTTCACCCCGAAGCCGAGCGTAGTTCTCGGCGTATCCGGCGATGTCTTCGGGGTTGTCCTCGTGGTACACTCCCTCGCGGTTCCGTGCGACCTTCATCAGGATGAATAGGTCACAGACTTCGTGAGGCTCGATCTCGATGCCGAGGTAGTTCGACCAAAAGTCAGCGATGATTGCGAACGAATCCTCGGGTTCACCGTGCTGGTCGGGTCGGTCGTAAACAGTCTGTTTAGCCGAATCGAGGATGTACGTGTCTTCAACGTCAGGAACGGAGGGGCCGCCCTTGTCTTCGCTTTCTTCAACTTGTGTTGTTTTATGATCCATTAGTCAACCCTCTCGAAAATCGTTTCTTCGTGGCAACCGCCGTGTTCTTCTCGGGGACAGATCCCGCGCCATTCCTCTCGGTCTTTTGAGTCACCGACGAGGTGACCACACCGGACGCATCGGTAAGCCGTGAACCCCGGCTTGAGGTTATCGAGCAGTGCTACTTCGTGCTGGTTTTGGGGTGGAGTCAATCTATGATTCGAGTATTTTGGTTTTCTTCGCCCGACGAATAGAAGTACCAACAAAGCGACTTGCCCCATCAACGAGAACTACTTCGCCGTTGGGGTTTTGCTGAACGTGCGTCACATCGTCGTGTCGCGTCGTCTCGTCGCCTCGCTTTGTCCACGCTGACCACGACTCTCCGTTTACCATAGTGATGTCACCAGGAATAGGATCGTAACGATCTCCGGTCATGTCGATGGCTTGCACCATCCCACCGGGAAGGGTGATAACCTCCGCGATTTCATCACTACGGTATTCTATCCAGTCCCCGTCAGAGGATCGAATAGCAACAAGAGCTTCGCGGTCGTCGGTCGGGGTGTCGTCGCCTTCCTGACGATTTTCGCTTAGTTGTGCTATCATGGTACCGCTCTCCGGCAACTCGCCGTTTCATGCGCCTTTTCAATGAGCTAAGAGCGAAGATTTAGACTTCCGCCGCCGCGTTGTCGTTCTGCTGAAGTTCAACCCGACTGGTTGCTCCAGTGTGCGTGTTGAAGACCTCGATTAGATCCTCCTCGTGGTTCGGGTTGTCGATCACCTGGGCATCAGTGTTCTTTCCTTCGACCTCGACGGTGAGGGTCACACCGTCTTGGATCTCTTTCGTGTACGTAGTTGACTTTTCCACGTCAGTCACCTCCGTAAATCTCGACCGAATGACCTTCTTCCTTGAATCCCGTCAGAAGTGCCGATTCAAGGATGCTGAGTCCGATACAGGCACCAAACCCAACCTTTGGATTTAGGTACCCGGTGAACGTTGCGACGATGATCGCAACGACCATCAGGAACATCACGATCAGTGCTTTCTGAACGCCGCTCGTCAACTCGTAGACGTAATATTTCGTTCTCATGCGTGTTTCTCGACCATCCGTTTTTCTGCGTTCTCCAGCCACGCTTCCTCGTGGTTGTTGAGATCCACCAGATACGCGATTAGATCGTTCCGAACTTTGGTGGGTGTGTCTTCCTCAAGCCGTTCACTGATTGCGTCTTGGATTGGGTGTTCACTCATCGTCTTCCTCCGGATGTTGCCAGCACCGATCTCCTTCTTTGTCTACAGTTCGGGAACACTCGCCGTCCTTGCCTGAGCAAGTCGGTTCATCTACTCCTTCGGGTGTCTCAGCGACGGACTCCATTTCGTAGTTTTCCGCCGATTCTTCAACCAGAACCGTAATCCGCCGAGAAGAACGCGAACTACTGAGTACACTAACAACGCGACCCTCCACGCCAAGAGGCTCATTGTCATTGTACTCAACTACCCTCGGGACGTAGACCACATCGTCACTCATTTAACTCATCCCGCATTTTAGCGAGCATTTCACCACCGTCGATCCGTTCGACAAGCTCGTTCACTTTGTCGTGGGTTCCCTGAAGTGCCGCTTTCTTCTCTGTTTCTCCGAGCTGTTCAGCCGCTTCGATTTGTTCTTCCAGAACGAGCGTGGCCTGTGCCCAGTAACCAGCCGTCTGATCCAGATTATCGTTGACCTCCGTTAGATCCTCACGCATTTCGAGGAGTTCGTTGAAGTCGAGAAGGGCCGGCAGTTCCGCAGGATCAGCCTCCTTTTCCTCAATTGATTCGATCCGCTCGTCAAATTCGGCCTTGTCGATGCTCTCTTTCTCGTCGTTGTTGTTGTCAGTCATTGTAGAATTTAGTTGCTAACGCTTTTGCCAGTCGAGAATCCGTCATATCGACCCGAGTGCTGATGGTCGTTCACGGTTTCCGACGTGTCCTGATTTCGGATGTACCCGCAGTTGGTACAGATTTGATCTCCTCGCTCGTCGTACCGGAAGATTGCACCCTGATCGCCACCGTCTGCGGCGACCTTCTCCTCGGTTACTTCGATCTCGTCTTCCGTTGCCCAGTCCGGGCAGTCGTGTCGTGGTTGGGTAACTTCTATCCGTTTACCCATGATCTGCGAAGCGTGCGTTCCCTGTCTCACCGTCAGAAGAACCGGAACACCACTGTCGTAGAATTTTTCTTCCGGGTGATCTGAGAACGCTTTTACTACGTCAACACGCTTTCCTGTTTTTTCCATTGAGAATTTGGGGGGATTTGTTTAATGCAGGTGTTAAACCGAGTTACACAAGAGACACTTCATCTCTCGGGAAGCCCAACCGTTTAGCCGCGATTACGAGTTGTCGTTTCGCATCCGACTTGTTGTCTGATTTAATTATCAGACCTGTCGGTTTTTTGTCTATCACAACACGAAAGCTCTCATAATCCTGCTTGGTCTTCTGGCTCACTGCTACTGCCTACTCGGAACACCTTGATTAATGCTTTGTTCAATGCCTACTGGTTACCAGACTATGCAGACATGACTGACGTTTCCCCATTTTGGTTACCAGATGTATCAGTACGACTGTCATCGAAGTCAATCGGATACATCCAGGTCATGGGACGTTCATCAGAGACGCCATGCACCGTCGCCGCCGGTTCAGACCATGCGGCCAACGATTCCTCGAAGTCAGATGGGGGACACACAGACCCACTCATTACAACCGGTCGAGAGTCGATATTCTCGATCCGGAACTCGTGGAAGTGACCCCGATACGCGATGTCGAAGTCGTGCATATTCTGCCATCCCCGCCACCGATTCTTCCCGCTGGAAGTACCGATGTGGAACAGAGACTTTTGGCCGTGTCGTAGGTGACCTTTGTGACCACGCATCGTGAAGTTCGTGAAGTACGATCCGGAAGAACGAACGATGGTCACATCGTCCCATCCACGGTCTTCTGCCGTCTTTTCGAGCATCAGGTACACCACGTCGTCGGCATTTGCCTCGTCGCTCATCCCGTCACCACGAAGTTCACCGTGATTACCGTTCTGGCAGACGACCTGCACTGTATCGAACATCTCCCGAAGGCGTTCGATCTGATCGACGTACAGTTCGTGTGCTTCGTCAACCTGTTCAACCAGGGTGAGAGCCGATTCCCACGGCTGTTTCGCGTGGATTCCTTCTCCGTGAACCGTGTCACCACCGAGAAGGAGATGGGCATTGTCGTAAGTGACACCGGCTTTCTTCTGACGTTTGACGAGTTCCATCACCTTGTCGGTGATCGTTCTGACCCTCCGCTTGGCGATCTTGGGATCGAACACGTTGTTTCCGAACTCGTCTTCGTACTCGGCTCCCATGTGGTCATCTGCTCGATGGATAACCACGTCTTCGTTCGAGGGTTCAGTAGTGACACCACCATCAGCAACCACAGGCCCGGTACCTTTGAGATCCTTGGCGAGTGCCCGCTTCATTTCGAGCAGGACTTCTTTCTTTTTAATCGTGTGTTGTGCCAGTGACGACCGCTCCTCGGGTGGGGATTCCGGAGAGGCCGTCGCGTTCACCGACTCAGTAGCCTGTTCTCGGTCGTAGTAGATGCCGTGTTCATCACGAGAAATCCGGACACCGCACTCGTTCCGAAGCTGGCTGATGTAGTCCCGTGCCGTGGACTTCGTTACATCCAGCGCCGTTGCGATGTCTCCGGCGGTACCCGGTAGGGCATCGTAGGCTTCTTTTTGTCGGTCGTTGAACGCTTTGTTGTTGTCTTCAGATGCAGACATTAAGTGATTATGTGGGGTGGCCGGTTACCTCCGGCCAGAGGAAATTAATGCTCGTTCTGGTAGATCGCGCACCGATCTTCTAAGCAGAACCGTGGTGCGTCTTGCCAGACCTTCTCGCAGTTGAACTCGTTATAGTTCCGGGCTATAACCTCGTTCAACTGTGCCTTCGTCCGATCAGGGTCAAACCCATCAGGCTCCATCGTCTCGAAAAACTGGACGATAAGAGCGTAGGGAACACCCATGTTCACGAGCCGGGACATGACGAATAGCTCCATCGTGTGGGAAGAATCCCCGTAATGGAACTGGTCACCGTCTCGTTCGTAGTACGCCTTGATGCACGGCCTGTCTTCTAAGAAAAGCCACAGGTCGTCCACCGAGGTGTACCCATCGTTCGCGTTTTCTTTGTACTCGTCAACTCGGTCGGAATTATATGACGCATTATACGTCACATCCGACGAGGACGACGTAGCGTACTTGATATGGCGAGTGATCGCCTCTCCTGCACGCTCTGATTCTACTCTGCTGATACCGTCGGGAAGGGGGCGCGGCGCTGAAGTGAGCGCCCAGTAATCCGCGACTGTGAGATCACGGAGTTCGTTCGCGGTTACCGGAACACAGTACCGATTCGACGGGAACACCTCAGATGCACCCGGATGGCGTGTGTTCGGAAGCCGTGTCAACCGACCCATATCAGAACTGTCCACGTCGAGCCACGGTTCCAGGTTGACTCCTATATCATCTTCCAGATAGGTAATCAACTCACTTGTGTAAGCCGAGAGGCCCGACTTGAACTGTTTCAGATCACCGGTCTTGTGGTGAACTTTCGGAAAGTCCAGATACAGGTGAACGCCTTTGTGTCCCGAGAGTGAGAATCGCCAGTGCTTCGCCTTGCCCTCATCAGCGAGGTATTCGACCACAAGACGAACCCGAGCGAGGAGATCGTACATCTCACTCGTCCAATCCTCCATGTCACCGTCTCCGTCGTACCGATCACCCGGTACGTCGAAGTCAAGCATGAGAGTGTCTACGTCCGGGACTTCCCCATTTTTCGTGTGACCACGGGGAAATCCGTAGACCGAAACGTAGCCATGATCGTGAACCTGAGACGCGATCCGGTTCACCAGCGCGTTGATCGTCGGCTTCGACTCTTGCTTTCGACCAACCTGACGTGGGTACGTTCCTTCGGGACACCACACTTCAGCCGCTTGTCGAATACGGCGTACTTCGTCGGTGAAGCTCCGTTCGACGTTCTTGCCTGCCCTGCTCACGAGAAGTCACCACCTCCATCAGCATAGGCTTGGAGTCCGGTGTCGCCCTTCTCGACGGTTTCCTCGTCTTCAGTGTCCTCTGCTTCCTCGTCGTTAGACGAGCCACCGTAGACACCTTCATCGTTGATAGCGTCAACCTCCTCCATCGCCTCCTCGACTTGCGTGGAGAAGCCTTCCCAGTCTTTGATGTTGATTACTTCTCCCGCTCGGTCACCGAACGGCATGACGGCCTCTTGTGGACCTTCGAGGAAGCGGGAAGAGTAGTTTTCAACCACGTCGTGGGGCCAACGTGAATCGTCGTACAGACGCTCTTTGGCGTCGTTGCAGATTTTCTCCCAGTCGAACGTCTTGTGGGGCTTGGCGACCGTTGCGAAGGCCGTAGCGTGCCACTCATGGGGTGTCGCAGACTGATCCACGTCCACGTACCCCTTCGTCTTCATGTTCTTGAGCGCGTTCCGAACGTCACGGTCGGTGACGTGATAACCGCGAGAACGCATCTCTGACTGGATCTCCGAGACAGTGAACGTCTCGTTGGCATCCCGAAGTTCTTGGACGATCTCCAAGTCAAGTTCCTCCAGATTGAGGGAACTCATTATCATCTTCTCACCGAACACCCGCATGGTCAACCACCCGTCAATGGGAGTGACCAGGAGTGTCGGAGCGCCATTTACCATCGGGTCCATCCGATCCTGATGGTGGAAGATCGACATGATCTTCATGAACTTCATCAGGCGCTTGTAGTCCATCCGAACCTCGGGGAAGTGAGACGGAAGTGGTTCCTGCTGACGGAACTCCCACGAGAAGGGGACCTTCATCTGCCCGATTCCCCCTTCCATGTGTTCCGCTACGTTGTAGCGGTGAGTGGGAATCTCGTCCAGGTATCTCCGGATCTCGTTCGCTCTATCCATCCCGACAGTCGGCTCGATGAACGTGGACTCTTCCCGAGCCTGTCGGTCCAGAACACGGTCGTTCTGTTCCTTCGAGGCGTCGGTGTAGATAATCAACGCCCGGTTCCGAACCTCCGGGTAATCGTTGAGGTCCATATCCTCGTTGTCGGTGGCGATGAACATGACAAATCCATCAGGGGGATGGATCGTCTGTTCAACCGTTTGCCGAGTACCACCGGAAACATCAGTGTACTCGTGCGTGATCGAGCGTCCTTCGCCGTGACGCTTGATCTGCATGAGAAGATGTTCCGGGAACTCGGACCCCATGTCCGGATAGATGTGAACCGACGCCGAGTTCAGCTTGTCCTTCTTCTCGAACAACGCAGTCGGTGACGACGACTCGGGGATGGAAGCCGTGTTACTGTCTAACTCACAGTAGTTCGTCGCCGCCACGATGTAGTCTTTACCGGAGCGAGACGGTCCTTTCATCACAAGGAATCCGCCGCCCTTCTTTGCGAGTAGGGTCGTGAGGAAGGTGTCAGGCTCGCCTTCAAGCCCGAAATCTTCCTTCATTTTTACCAACTCGTGGAGAGTCGGTGTTTTTGTTACTGTCATTTGAGAATTAACAGCGGTGGTCATTACCTGCGGTTCTCGTCGGGAAGCCCGACTACCGACCCGACCTCAGGTTCCCACCGCAACGGGGCCGCTGTTACTTCACTCGTACACAGCTTCTACGCGCCGTGTATGGGACTTACGGTCAAGGCCCCGAGCGGCCAGAAGTTGACCAACAGCTCCAGAAACTTCATCCTCGATGTTGGCGATCTCCTGCCATTCCAGGGTTTCTGGAACTTCTACAGAGACTTCGATTGTCTTTGTCATTATCCCTCAAGCTCGTTCTTCATGTCGCGTTCTTCAACGCGCTTCACGATGTCCCGCTGGACGTGTTCTTTCGCTGTGTCGTGAAGTTCCTCGGTGACCTCCTCGATGTCGGCCCGAGGCATCACTTCCGCTGTGATCGTCTCGGACGCCTCGAAGGGTTCGTACTCCTCGATCTGCTTTCGTCGGAGGACTGTCACCGAGACTTCTGTGACGGTGTAATCCGTTTCCACGTCGTCCGGGTCAGAGACGCCGACCATCTTACTCGGAGCGGGCCTCGATCTCCTCGATGATGCTGTCTTCGCCCACGTCTTCCATCATCTCAATCGAGATCGAGGACTCGGGGTTGTTCGCCATGACCTGGAACGTGCCCATCACGTCCTCCTTGTCGGTGATGTCCTGCTCCACGCAGTAGTCGATGCAGTCGTCAATCGCATCGGGGAAGTCCGACGAGGCACCGGCTTCTTTCGCGGCTTCGGCCATCGCCTGCTTGCTCGCTCCGCCGTCCGTGGCGGCTTCCTGTCCACTGTCGCCGGAGCTTGTAGACGCCGCTTCCTCGGTGTCGTTCGGGATACCGATGCGGTTCTCCGTCGCCACGTCGAGGTAGACCGGGGTGTAGAAGTTGAACTTCTCACCTTCGCGCTCGATCTTGAACCGACGGAGCCGCTTCCCGACGAGAGCGTCACGAGCTTCCGAGGAACTGTCGAACCAGTTGAAGATGTCATCCTCGTCCACAACCGCTTCCCGACCGAGTGTCGTCAGGGTTCGGGCCGCCGTCTTGGACGTGGAACTGGGTCCGTTCTCCTTGGAACCACCGTTCCAGATGATGACGTTCCCGAGAACCGGATACTCCTGATCGTTGAGATCCATGACCGGTTCCCCATTCTCTCCTTCTGCGAGCCACACTTCACCCGTCTCGTCAATGCGAGCCGCGATGAGTGTGAAGTTGTAGGTGTTGCTCCCGTGAGTCTCGTTCTTCCGTTTGAACTCAGCGGGCTTGAACTCCTCTTCCGAGGGATCGAAGCCCTGACTCTCCCACGAGAACATCTTCACCTTCGACTCGTCGTCGTCGCGCTGGTAGAGTGCGCCGTCCACCAGAGCGGCGTTCTCGTACCGTTCTGCGATGGACTGTCCGAAGTCACTGTTACCCTCTCGGATGCCCTCGAAGTCGCCGTCGATTGCCGCGTAGGGCATCATCGTGAGCTTGAGGTCGTCGTTACCACTGAAGTCGCCTGCGTGATTGTCGTAATCAACCATTTTAGAATCTCGTATCGCGTGCTGGTTTAGTCAGAAATCTGTTCACTGTGGGTAGCGGGGTTCTCTATTCTATGTTGGTCACCCGAGGTCGCTGGACGGAATCGAACCGTCTCAGAAGGCCATTAGCGACAGCCGCAGATTAGATGTACGGGATCAGCGGGATGAAGTCCAGAGGCGGAACAAGGCCCGCCGCCGCAACGAAGAAGTAGATAATGAAGCCGATTAATGCGAGCTTCCCGACGATCAGCAAAAAGCCGAGAAGAATGAAGAGAAGTCCACCGATTACTGTGCCCACGATACCAAGAAGAAGTCTAACCAGAGCCGTCATACGAACGGAATCACCGGAACCACGTCAACCGGGGGAACCACACCGAGAGCCGCGAGGAAGAAGTAGATGATCCCGACAGTGAGAACGAGTCCCACAACACCGAAGATGATGTTGAGAAGAATCACCAGAACCGCAAACTTTCCGAAGCTCCGTTTCATGTCACTGCTCATCTCACCGAAGTCGTCGTCAGTATTGATGTCCATGTCCATGCTCATCAGTTGTACCGCTCCTGGCAGAAGTGACACTTGCACATGGGTCCGTGACCCGGTTTATTCGGAATCCCCATGATTAGTCGCTCGTCTCCTCGTCGGTCGTCTGTTTGGTTACGCTCTCGAAGCCGCCGTTCTCGCTGTTTTCGTTGGTTTCTGTCATGGTTTTCACGCGCCTGCTTGTTTGCCGCCTTGTTCCATCCCACGTCGTCGTATCTTGTCACGGAGTTCATTGGCACACCGTCTGTTGATCTGCTTCCGGAACTGGTGTAAGTCCAGTACCGCGTCTTCGTCCAGTAGAAGAGACGCGCCCTCTTCCTCACCGATGTCTCGGAGAACGCGCTGTGGTAGATCCTCCATGAGGGGCATTTCGAGTTTGCGGCCCTCGTCATTGACCATCTTCTCGATGGTTTTTTCAATGCGACGGTTAGATCCGGTGTACTTGTCAGCGAGTCTCGATTCGTCGCTGGGTCCACCGTTATCCGTACCGGCCTTGGCCGATTCGTGCTTCTCAGCGAACGCTTCGGTAATGAGTTTCGCCCGTGTGTCACACGAAGCGTTCTTCATCACGACGCCTTCAGCAATTCCATCGCGGAACTGACTCTCGATCTCCTCGTAGTCGCTGGGGTTGATGTTTTCAGCGTCGTCAACGTCGAGAACGGGGGCAACCGGCAGGTTACCGGCCTGGAACACGTCCATAGCTTCGCCGTGACGAAGCCATCCGCTCATGTCGTTTGGCCCGTCTTCGATGAACACGTCGAAACCGAGGAACCGTGGCATCTCTTCCCACGGATAATCCAGCGTGTGAGAGTGCATCGACTCCCCGAACAGAGTCATGTCACCCAGGTTGTCAGCCAGATTGTAGAGCGTGTGCGCGTCGATCTCCCGAGACACCCACTCGATAGTGGGCCGGAAGTTCTTCGGCACATCCTCGTTCGGAACCGTCGAGTAGTCCAGATTTCGGGACCCGAAGGTGATCTCACGCGCGTCCGAGTCTACATGGATACGGAAGTTCGCTCCGTCCATCTTCTCGTGAACAACGACCTCTCCGTCGGAGAATAGTCCGTCTGTGTCCGGATGACCGAGCCGACGGATCTTCGGGTATTTCTTCACTGCCACGTCGGGACCGGCGTTCCACCAGTCCACTTGACACCGATCTCGTAGTCGATCACGTCTTCGATGTCTTCGATGTTCTCGATTCCGAACGAATCGAGGAAGTCGTAGAGCTGTGCATCCTCATCCTCCAGCCCGTCCGGAAGATCGAACTCCAGGTTGGGGATGTCGTAATCATCAGCACCGCCCACGTTGACGGGGATGACGACCTTGTATTCGCCCGAGAACTCACCACCCCGGCCAACCATCCGCGGTTCACCGAGCCACGCCTTCTCAGGGAACTGCTTCCCGGATAGCTCGTACACCGCTTCCGTGATCGCGGCGGGGCCGAGGCTCGTTTGTTCATCGCTCGATCCTCCGAAGCCGAAGAACTGACGGAGTTTGGATAGCAGAGACATTGTACTACAGAGGGTCAACGACGGTGTGAGCCAGCCGTTGACTGACACGGACTCCGGGATTTGAACCCGAGCAACCCCGTTCAGGGGCACTCTCCCAGGCTGAGTTAAGTCCGTCAATTTATTGAGCGCCAACGTTTCCTTCCCTATTCAGGGCGTGTCACACGGCGCTGATCTCACCTATTGCAATTGAGTCCCAAGAACTCTCGTTCAAGGTCTGAGGCCTAAGGTGAAGCCGGAAGCGGGACTTAGCACCCGCGTCTGTAACATCGCCGGGATGAAAACACCCGGCGATTATGACCGCTACCCAAACCAGCACGCCTCTTTCGAGGCAATAGAGGCCGCCAGGCCCCGTACTGGGGAATCTGTCGCTGGCAGATCCCCCTCAAATTGCCCTACTCGCTGAAGGGATGCTATCAGGCATCCACTCCACACGAGTAAACGTGCCCCGACACCATAAAGGTGCCGATTGAACAATGTGGTATGCTTTGATTAATGCGATGAACTATACAGACTGTTTATATAAGGGGGATTTATACTCCTATACACGGGTAAGATTGAGCATGGTAGATAAGGGATATGAAACTCACAGTAATGATGAGCCGATCCGAAAATGTCCTTACTGCGAGTGGGAAGGGGCGTCTCGTGGATTAACGTTCCACGTATTGAACAAAAGCGACGAAAAGCATGATGAGAAATATGAACTGCCTGACGATTTTGAAGCATCTGAAGCCGAGATCGTCGGCTACGAGAACGTTGATGTGGAGATGCCTGACTCCTACAACGTCGAACATAAAACCAGATATGTTTGCGATTATTGTGGGAAGATTTGTCGGGGGTCCGGTGGGCTGAAAGTCCACCTGCAACGTCTCGCTGGAGACGAAGTACATCCCGACGACGCAGAAGATCGAGAACCCGACTCCTTCCCACAATTCAAGGTCGGAGAAGACGGCCAACTCGTCCCACAAGACGATGCCTCGCTGGAGGTAGCCACAGGAGGCGCTGTTGGCGACGAGAGCGGATCTTTGGAAGAACAGGATGTCGTGCCCGTGGAGGAACTGGAACAGCTTAGAGACAGCTTCGTGGAGGAGGGAGACAACTATGACACTATCTCTCCCGGACAAGCCGCCCAACGTGTCCAGCAGATCATC